TAATGAAATTTTATCAGAGATGGAATCCTAGAACTTATATTGCAGAGCAGTTTAAAAATACTAAGATACTAGAGCAAGGAGACTTCCCCGGAGTAGAGTTGCTACCAAGTCTAACTATATTCTATGATGAATATCCATATAGGATTGCAGTCAAAGGTAATAGGATTGCTTACGATATCAAACTAATGGCAGACTTAGAAGTATTTTTAAATACAAGTTGCGTAGGAAGATATAGATTTCAATCTACATTGAGAAACACTTACTTGTATTTAGAATACATAAGTGATTTAAAAATATTAAATACATCTACGTTCATTAAAGATAACGGAATTAAAGATCTGTTCCTAAGTTACACAGGGCCTTTATCAGTAGCACATAGAGATGCTATAATCGGAGTAGACGAGAAGATAGAAGTTAGGCCAGCATTATACTTTGGAAAGTTTGATAGGAAACTATCTTTTAGCAGTTACATGCATGACGGCTCTAAGGAAGATCATCAACAAATAATTAAAGATATAAGTAGTTTTTTAAGTGAGAACTTAATTGAAGGAGATGAATACATGTGGTATAAGAAATATCATACATACTCTAGTAACTTCTTATACGTTAAAGATACAGTTTGGCAAGAACTAGGAGGTTACTTTTTATTACAGTTTAGCAATATTGTAAATTCAAACGTAAAAGTAGTACCTCCCTCAGATGTTATATAAATAGTAGCATATAAAGATTTTCAGGAGAAAATAATGTTTTTTGGAAAAGACACAAAGTTAGATCGCAACGCGGTCTTTGAACAATTAAAAATAGACGAAGGAGTGGTAAATGAGATTTACCTCGATCATCTCGGATATCCAACTTTTGGTGTGGGTCATCTCGTATTGGAGACAGATCCAGAGCATGGACAAGACGTTGGCACACCAATATCAGAAGAAAGAACTAAAGAGTGTTTTGAAAAAGACCTCGACACAGCAATCAGTGAGTGTGAGTTGCTATACGAAGACGGGTTCTTTGGAGACTTACCAGACGAAGTACAGCAGATCTTGGTTAATATGATGTTCAACATGGGCAGAACTAGACTAAGCAAGTTCAAAAAGATGCATGCCGCCATTATAGAAAGCGATTGGGAAACAGCCGCAGTAGAAGGTAGAGACAGCAGATGGCATAAGCAAGTTACTAACCGTGCTGAACGATTGATGGAACGTTTAGAATCTGTGTAAGTTGATAAATAGTTATTATAACTAGAGATACAATATGCCAGTAAATAGAAAATCAGTTCAAATCATGGATGCATCAGGCACCAGTATGAACAAAACTAGTGAAAAAGTTAGAGGTGATAACTACTATGGTTACACTGATGGCTTCCATACAATTCAAGTTACATACGCAAATTTCATAGGTCGTTTTAGAATACAGGGCACTCTAGTGCTAGAACCTACAGAAACAGACTGGATAGACATAGTTGTTTCAGCAACATCAGGACTATACGGTGGTTCAACACCTTGGAACGCAAATGGTTATATCCAATTTAATGCAGACAAACCAGGCGTAAATTCAGAAGCATACAGTTTTTATGGTAATTTTGCTTGGGTAAGGTGCAATTTAGACAGAGCTCACGTAGGTGACGGCACAACATACGATTCTTCATATGGCCAAATAAGTAGAATACTTCTTTCAGCATAAATAGATAAATAGTGTAGTATATACATTAGAATTATGACTGGAACAACCATATGGCAAATACAATAATAGAGTTAAACGATACCCCTAGCAGTTATTCACTGGCTTCAAATAAGTTTTTAAGAGTAAATAGTGACGGCAATGCTATTCAATTCTGGGATATTGCATTAGACTACTTACAAGACGTTGAGGCATCAGGTGCCTATGCACCTAGTGTAGGACAATCATTAGTTTACGCAGGTGATGGCAAGTGGCGTCCAAGCACACTAGATATTTACTCAGCAGGCAACGGTCTTAACAAATCAGCATTAACATTAAACGTACAAGCAGGAACAGGTGGCGGACTAACATCAGATGGTACTGGTGTGTTCATTACAGACATTGCAAATGTCTCAGGCACATACGGTAATGCTACACATGTTCCAGCAGTAACAGTTAATTCTAAAGGACAAGTAACAGCAGTTACTCCAACTTTAATCACAGCCACACAGGCTACTACAATAACAAATAGTTTTGTAGGTAATGTACTTGGAACATCAGGACAAATTAGTGTAACTGGTGGCACAGGTAACAATAGTAATGCAACACTTAATCTAGTTGCTACAGGCGTAACAGCCGCAACATACGGTAATGCTACAACTGTTCCTCAAATAACAGTTGATACATACGGACGAATTCAAAACGTTGACTTAATAACAGTAAGCGGCGGAGGCGGTGGAGCAGGAAATGTAAGCACCGCATTTAAACACATTGCTGTATCTGGACAAACTAGTATTAGTGCAGACACGGCAGAAGATACATTAACATTAGTTGCTGGTAGTGGCATGACTATTACTACTAATCCAGGTAGTGACACAATCACATTAGCAAGTAGTGGTGGTGGAGGCGGTGGAGCCGCAGACCAAACTCTAAGTGCAACAGGTAATGTAATTACAATCAGTGGTAGCAATGATACAGTTGACTTAACTACTATGTTAAGTCCATACTTAAAAGCACAAACTGATGCACAAACTTTAAGTGTAGCAGGTAATGTAATTACAATTAGTGGTAGTAATGATACAGTAGATCTAACAACAATGTTAGCACCGTATACTAAAACAGATAGCGATGCACAAACTCTAAGTGCAAGTGGTAACGTAATTACAATCAGTGGAAGTAATGATACAGTAGATTTAACTACTATGTTGAGTCCATACTTAAAAGCAGAAACTGATTCACAAACATTAACTTGGAATGCTGGCACATACGCATTAGGTATTAGTTCAGGTAACACAATCGATTTAAGTGTACTGGCAGATAATGATGCACAAGATTTAACAATAAGTGGTAACGTAATAAGTTTAACAGGACAATCTGGTAACGTAGACTTAACAACAGTATTAGCCACAGCAGGTAGTTACGGTAATACTGAGGTTGGTTCATACCTAACAGCACAAGGCTTTGCAACACAGTCAACAATAGTAGCGGCAATTACTGATAGTGCTCCAGGCACATTAGATACACTAAATGAATTAGCGGCGGCACTAGGTGACGATGCAAACTTTAGTACAACAATAACAAATTCAATTGCCACAAAGGCAGATACAAGTTCACTGGCAACCGTTGACAGTAGCAACAAGCGGACTATACAACGATTTAACAAGCAGACCTACAATAGCAATAAGCGGCAGTGACCTAACATACGATGGCACTACATTAGACTTATCAGGAGTAGGCGCAACTGGACCAGCAGGACCAACAGGTGGTACTGGCCCAACAGGTAACGGCATAACAGCCGCAACAGTTTCAGGTAACGACCTTACACTAACATATTCAAATAGTTCAGTACAGAACTTAGGTAACATCAGAGGACCAGCAGGTACAACAGGTGCTACAGGTCCAGCAGGACCAACAGGTGGAGTACAAGATTTAACACTAAGTGGTAATGTAATAAGTTTATCAGGACAAAGTGGTAACGTTGATTTAAATAATACTNTTACAATCNATAGAGAATATTTAAAATTTGATGATAGTAGCAGACGATTAGTTGTAGGAGCATTGTCTACTGGAACAGGTAAAGTTGAAACTGGCACGATCATGGGCCACGCAGACCAGAACTTTTACATATCAAGTATGACAACTGGATCAGAATCGACACACATGGCATTTATCAGTACAGGTTCAAGTCCTAGAACTACTTTTATAAGTGGCACAACAGTAGACTTTACAGGTGCTACTGTAACAGGATTAACAGACGTTGATGCTCAAGACTTAACACTAAGTGGCAATATAATTAGTTTAACAAAGCAATCAGGCAATGTTGACTTAACAAGTTTATTAGCAAGTGGTGGAGCCGGAATTGCTTCAGTCGTAGCAGACACTACACCACAACTAGGTGGCGACTTAGATGTTAACGGTAAAGACATTGTAACAGTAAGCAATGGCGATATAGATTTAGATCCAAACGGATCAGGAGTAGTAGTATTCAAAGGTAATGCTACAAAAGGCTCAGGACAGTTTAAATTAAATTGTGAAGCCAATACACATGGTATAACAATTAAAGGCCCGGCTCATAGTGCGGCGGCTAACTACACATTAACATTACCAACAACAGACGGTGATGCAGATCAAGTATTAAAAACAGATGGATCAGGTGGCCTAGCATGGGTTGACCAATCAGGTGGTGGAGGTGCTACTACACTAAATGCTCTAACAGACGTTTCAGCATCAAGTCCAAGCAGTGGACAAGTATTAAAATACAATGGTACAGCATGGGCACCAGCGGCAGACTTAAACTCCGGTGGTGGTGGAGCCGGTGCTACCATTCACAGATTTAAATTGAATTATAACTCCAGTGGGCAATTAAATACAACATCAAACTTAACCAGTTTAATTAATAGTGTTAGTATCGATAGTGCTAGTGGAGGTGATGTTACAGTAACATTTGATAGTTCAATTACTATGCCACCAGCATCAGTTATGATGTATGGTTATGATTATACAAACAATAAGTATTCAATGGTACCAGCAGAAACTACAATGGCTCTAAGAGAAATAGCAGGTGGTGGGTCAAGTGGTTCACCAACATTGTTTGACGGTGCATCAACTATTGCTCTCAAATTAAGATTAAGAGAAACTGAAACAGGAGCAAGTAGAAGTTTCGGAACAGTAACCCATGCATGGATACAATTTGTCATATACGATTAAGAGGATACTAAATGGCTCTAAGTAATTACAAGTCCACACAAGTTGAATTGAATGTTCCTAATAAAGTATTAGGTGTAAGCATTTCAGCAGTGAACGGATTCGCATACTGGGATCATGCTAATGGTTCTACAGACCCGTGGTACTCAGGCTCAGGCACAAAGAAATATTATCAATGGACAGTTACATTTAGTGTAACTGCTCAATCACACGGTTCGCACTTAACAAGAGATGACTTTACATTTAATGGTTTAGATGTAGTTGTTGGTGATTGGATTGCCAGTGCAACAAGTGGTGCATGTTGGAAAGTAATTTCCATTAGTGCAAAAACAACCAACACAGTTACAGCAGTAGTTGAAGATTGGTTGCGGTACAATACATTTAAAGCAAGTACAGGTAATGGTGCTCCATCAACTGGTTCATCAGTTATATTTTCCTTAAATGAAAAAGGCATTCCAATGCTTGATCCTTTACCAGGAACTGTTAGTTCTAGTTTTTATCCAACACTAGCAAGTAGATTTGAATACCTAAACCCACAACAAAACTACGTCTTAGAGCAAACAGCACACGGTCTAAGCAAAGGAGACATTGTCTCAGTATCAAGTACAGGGTTTCACAAAGCAAATACAATTACTATGGGCAAGATGATTGGTGTAGTAACTGAAGCAGGTCCAGGACCCAATCAGTTTATGATTTTACCCAACAACGATATTATAGATTTCGAACCTAGTATACCAGGTAACCAAGGTGATTACGTTTATATTAGTAGCACAGGAGAATTTACAAATAGTGACACAGGCAAGATTGCATTCTTAAAAATACAGAGTGCTATACAAACTGTGCTTACAGGCAACATTAATGGCCCAACTGTTCCAAGTGGACATGTAATTAAGATGAATGATCAAACTATTACATTCAGTGGCGGCGGAAATGTAAATGCAACCAATATGGTTTCGCAGATTAATGCACATACTAGTACCACAAAGGTAGTTGCATCAACAACACCTACACCAACAGTAATTGTATCCGATGGCCCAAATACAATATACGGACTAACAGGCGGGTATGTAAACTTTAGTGCGGCATTTGATACAGGTTCAGGCAACACCACAGTTTCGTTTACTACTTCTGGTTCACAGTACGCAGGTGTATCGACTCCTGAGGATATGGCAACTGACATTAATGCGGCTAACATTCCCAACTTTACTGCAACTGCTACAACCACAGTATTAACACTAACAGAAGCAAATGGTAATGCAATTACTATAGTTAATGTTACCAATGATAACAACGGTAATCCTTATGTAGGCGGCAGTAATGTATCAGGATTAAATGCATCAACAACTGCAACAGGAACTTCAATTGTTAAACTAACAAGAAGTGACGGTGGCCCAATTGATATCTATGAGTCAACAGAATTCTTTAGAAACAACGTAGGTATAGCAAGTGGACATACAGGAATGTTCCCACTAGCAATGAACATTGAGCAAGGTATTAGAACAGGTGGTACAACACTTGTTGCTGATATAAGTGCAAGAAATTCTTTAACTGCTATGACTGGTGACCAAGCATACGTTACCAATGCAGGTGACGGTGAGTGGGCATTATACTTATATGATGGTAGCCAGTGGGTAGAGATCAGTAATCAAGATAGTGCAACAGTAGATGCTAAAACATTAACAACTACATTCACAATGCCAGCAGGAGGCTTTGGAAACAGCACAACTAATAACCTAGGTAATATATCACAAGGTAGAAAAATAGTAAGTGTTAGTGCTGAGGTCCATACTGCATTCACAGGATACTCAGGTGCTATAGAACCAAACATAGAAGTAGGAACAGTTGCAGATCCAGATCAGTTCTGTGATAGTCCTAGCAATGATTTAACAGAAACATCAGACTTTATGTGCTTCCCAGAAGCAGTACATCCAGCCTCTGCACCCCAAGAACTTACCATCCGTGCTAGGTGCAATCATTACCAAGCAACAGCAGGTAATGTCACTGTTAAAGTTACTTACGTTTAAGCATTCATAAACCTACCTAAACTTCAAATTAGATAAATACTATTAACGTCAGGAGAGTAGATCTCCAGATGTTATCGATAACGCAAAAAAGAATAATGTATAATATACATGTATTAGGAGAAACAAATGGCTGACATTAAAAACTTTGGTATCAAAGGTATTGCGTCAGATGTACAAATGGGAAAAAGCGGTGGTCGTCTTAAGTATGACTCCGGTAATTCACGTTTTGATCTTACACAATCCAATGGTTCCACGTTAGAAAACATTCGTTTTGGAACAGTAGAAGGCGGAGCATGGCAGGGCACAGCAATTGGAACAACATACGGTGGATTAGGGAATGACTTCTCAAGTTCAACTGGTATTCTTACAATTAGCAGTGGTACTGTTACTGCAGGCTCAGTAGCATTAGGATCACAAGTAAGCGGAGAACTTCCGGTTGCTAATGGTGGTACAGGTGCAAGTAGTGCCTCAAGTGCAAGAACTAATCTTGGACTAGGAACTATATCAACACAGGCCGCTAACAATGTAAACATTGATGGTGGAACTATTGACGGAGCAACGATAGGGGGAACCACAAGAGGCGCAGGTAGTTTTACTACACTTAACGCCAACGGTGGAATCACAGGTGACTTAACAGGAACAGCAAGTTTGGCAACAAACTTTACAAGTGCTGTAACTGTAGCACTATCAGGTGATGCAACAGGTTCAGCAACCTTTACAGGTGCTGGTGATACGGCAACTATTGCTGTAACTTTACCAACAACAATGGGAAGTGGTAACGCCGCATTGACTCCAGGGTCATTCGGTAGTTCAACTGCAATTCCAGTTGTTACTGTTGACAACCATGGTAGAATAACGCAAGTAGATACAGCAAGTATTTCAACTTCATTTACATTAGCAGGTGGCAGTGGATCAACATCAATAGATGGTGGTGACACAATGACTATTGCTGGTGCAAGTAATGAAATTAATACTTCAGTATCAGGTGATACTATTACTATTGGTTTAGTAGATAGCCCAACTATCAGTGGAGACTTAGTTGTTTCAGGAAATTTAACTATTTCCGGATCACAAACGATTGTTAATTCAAACGTAACACAAACAGTTGACAATATTTTTAGAGTCAACAGTGACGGCGACGCTCAAGACGCAGGTCTAGAAGCAAATGTAAGTGGTAGCATTAAGCAATTCATTTACGATGTTTCAGAAACAGAGTGGACGACCGGCAGTGAAGACATTGCAACTTCAGGTTCCTTTAGAGGAAACGTAGTTGGTAATGTTACTGGTAATTCAGATACTGCAACAGATGCCGCAGGACTTTCGAGTGCTGTGACAGTTGCCATAAGTGGCGACGCAACAGGTTCTGCAACTTTTCAAGATGCAGGCGATACAGCAACAATCAGCACAACACTAGCAACAGTAATGGGCAGTGGAAACGCATCAACTACCCCAGGTAGTTTTGGTACTTCTACAAACATTCCAGTTGTTACAGTCAACGCAAAAGGTTTAGTAACACAGGTAGATACTGCAAGTATCTCAACTAGTCTTACTATTCAAAGTGATGACGCGGCTGATAATACAGTTGCATTGGCGACAGACAAACTTAAACTATTAGGTGGTTTAAACATTACTTCAAGTAACACAGCAGATGACGTTACTTTTGCAATGAATACTACACTTACTGGTTTAGCAAGTGTGACGTCTACAACAATAACAGATGGAACAGCAACACTTAACAGTGGTGCTTTAAGTGGAGCAACCACAGTTACAGCCAGTGGCGCAGTAACAGGTGGAAGTTTAACTGACGGAACAGCAACAATGACAGGTGGAGCCTTAACTGGTTTAACTGGTGCATTGACTACTTCCGGTGCAGTAACTGGTGGAAGTATTACAGATGGGACTGCTACTTTAAGTAGTGGTGCTTTAAGTGGTGCAACTACTGTAACTGCAAGTGGTAACGTAACAGCAGGCAGATTCAAAGACGGAACTATGGAAATTAGTTCAGGGTCTATGACTGGTGCTAACAATATTACTGCTTCAGGAACTATCCAATATGGTTCATTAAGTGATGGAACAATTACTATAACAGGCTTTGTCGACGAAGACAACATGGCTAGTGATAGTGCAAGTTTAATTCCAACACAACAATCTGTTAAGAAGTACGTTGACGATTCAGTCGGCGGAGCGGACTTAGACTTCCAAGGTGATTCCGGAGGTGCTTTAAGCATCGATCTAGACAGTGAAGTTCTTGATATTGCAGGTGGTACTAATATTACTACTGTAGGATCAGGTAACACAATTACTGTAAACCTAGATGGAACATTAACTGGTCTAACAAGTGTTACTTCAGGAACTCTTACTGATGGTACAGCAAGTATCAGCAGTGGTGCATTAACAGGTGTAACTTCTATGGTTACTTCAGGTGATGTCACTGTAGGTGGTAACCTAACAGTAAGTGGAACTCAAACTAGTGTTAATTCAACTAACACGACTATAACTGACACACTAATTACACTACAAAGTGGATTAAGTGGTGCTAACCCTAACGACATAGGTCACATATATGAAAGAGGTTCCGATGGAGCCAACGGTTTCTTAGGATGGGATCAAAATGTTGATAGGTTTGTAGCGGCGACTACAACTGCAGATGGATCAACTGCTGGAGATTTATCTCTAACAGCAACTGATTTTGAAGCGGCTGGACTCATTGGTACAAGTGCTACAATTAGTGGTGTTGTAAGTTTTGGTACATTAACAGATTCAGGTGAGAGCATTGCTATTACTAAATTTGTTGATGAGACTGACGGAATTTCAAGTAACGATAACGATACTACAATTCCAACTTCAGCGGCAGTTATTGACTATGTTGAAAACAATGGTGGTGATGGCCTCTTATTAAGAGCGACATTCTCTGCTAATAGTTCAGATAGCGACTTTGCTATTGGAACAGTTCCAAATGTATCAGGCAGAACTTACTATGCAAATAAAATTGTAATTAAAGTAGGAACAGCATTTAGTGGTGGTTCATTTAACCATATTCTAATTAAAGAAAATGCAGGAGCAGGTGATGTGTTAGTAGCGGCGGCAGATGCCGATGCGGCAACAGCCGGTTCATACATTATCGAATTAGATGGTGATGACACATTAACTAAAAATGCGGCAGTAACCGTTCAGTTTAAACAATCGAATGGTTCTACAGCAAGTGTTCCAACAGCAGGAGCAATTACGGCATCAGTTCACTATAATTATGTTTAATAATTAGATACCGAACTAACCAAAATGAAAAGCACTCTTCGGAGTGCTTTTTTTTTGATCTAATCTATTTGAATTACAGCGATTGCTTCTAGGGTAGAGTAAGGGGATTTGTGTGCTAGTGGTTCTTTAGGTTCATCTATGTTAGGCCATACTTCACTTGCCTGAGCATTGATTTCTATAAATGGGAACTCTGCTTCTGGAACTTCATCTTCATGTAGTATTGCTTCTACTGGACACTCTGGTTCACATAAGCCACAATCAATACATTCATCTGGGTTTATTGCTAACATCTCAGGACCTTCATAGAAACAGTCTACTGGACAAACACCTACACATTTTGTATCCTTGCAACCAACACAGGCACTCATTACAACATAGGTCATCTTAATCCTTTGGTATAGCCATGCAATTCATATGCAGGCAAATTGTTTCTACAGCACTATTGTTTGGTGTCATACCCCATGGGATATGAGAAGGAAAACATGCATACTTCCAAACCTTTGGCTTAATGTAATTAGTCGCACTTTGTATTTTTATAGGTGAAGAGTGGAGTCGTAATCCAAAGTTCTCTTGATAGCACATAGATCCTTTGTTAGTTGTCTGTAACCACATTATGCATGTATACCATTTTGTTCTATCTACATGTACAGGATAAATGTGTCCTGGATTGATAGCAAATAGATTAGGCTCAGTTAATTGTATCTGTGCTTTCTTTGTGTTAGGTATTGCTCTACGAATTTCATCTACAAAGATATTGCCTATTACCATTTGTAAGTTCTTTACTACATCTACTTGGGGCATGTCTTTATTAGTCATCCAACCAAAGTTAGTGTCTAAACAACTGCCTGAATCCTTTGCTTCTAGTATACCTTTTCTAATACTAGTTCCAACTGATCGCTCTATTGGTATCTCTCCCTCAATGCAAACATCAGGGAATAAGTTATATGATTGTGCCATACAAGTATTTATTCTTTTAGGTTGACATACATCGCAGAAGAAGGTATAATTACTTATAGTAATAAAAAGGTATAAGTATGACAGACAAATCAAAGATTATTTTAACAGACATAGACGGTGTTGTTCTAAATTGGGAATATGCATTTGGTGAGTATATGGAGTTCCAAGGGCACCAACCAGTTGAAGGACACAATAAGTATTACTCAGTAAGACAGAAGTATAACTTACCAACAGACGCATCAGGCGATATTGTTATTAAAACATTTAATGAGAGTGCGGCAATAGGATTCCTTCCTCCACTCAGAGATGCTCAATACTTTATTAAGAAGTTACATGAGCAACATCAGTATCAGTTTATAGCAATCACAAGCCTAAGTCTTAATCCTTATTCTCAGAAACTTAGAGAAAAGAATCTCAAAAAGATGTTTGGAGACAACTGCTTCTTAGATGTAATATGCTTAGACACAGGTGCTGACAAAGATGACGTGCTAAAACCATATAGTGAACAATACCCAGGAGCATACTGGATTGAGGACAAACCAGAGAATGTTGATCTAGGTATAGACTTTGGACTTAATGGTATCTTAATGGAGCATGGACACAACATGGACTACACAGGCCAAGCAAATGTTGTGGTAAATTGGGAAGAAATTTACAATTTAGTAGTTAATACCGGTTGACAATACTGAAAAAGACGTTATACTATATGTATAGTTTAAAAATAAAGTGCTGGGAGGCAATTACATGAAAAACTTTGTTAAAATAAAAAAAGGTACCTATCGCAATGCACCTATTAAAGATGCGATTTTTCCAGTAGTGAAGCCACTTACATTTGGTAAGAAAGGACCATTTGTAACAGTTGATGGTTCTGCTTTGATGGGTGAAGATGCAAGTAAGATTAGGGTACTAGTTAAGTCCCCATTAGATGTTGTTCCTTCAACTAAAGAAGACTATGAGGCTTTAATGCCAGTTGAGAAAGCAGTAGCAAAGAAAGAAACTACTAAAGAGGCTATGGATAGGATCAAAGGTAGATTTGATATCTTAGATCAAATGACAGATGCTGTAGCAAACGGTGTTGTTAGAGGTCTTATAGTAAGTGGCCCTCCAGGAGTTGGTAAGTCATTTGGTGTTGAAAGTATTCTTGATGAATACGATGCAATGGCAAAACTATCAGGCAAGCCACCTAGAACTGAAGTAGTTAAAGGTAGCATGACTCCAATTGGTCTTTACCAGACACTATACAACAACTCAGCAAAAGGTGATATCCTTGTGTTTGATGACTGTGATAGTATTTTGTTTGATGAAGTATGTTTGAACATGTTGAAAGCAGTTTTAGACTCAGGCAAGAAGAGATACATATCTTGGAAAGCAGAGTCCAATGCACTTCGTAGAGAAGGTATACCTGATAGGTTTGAGTTCGCAGGTGGTGTTATCTTTATTACTAACGTGAACTTTGAAAACGTTCGTTCTAAGAAGATACAAGATCACTTAGCGGCACTTATGTCTAGATGTCATTACATTGACTTAGGTTTAGATACTACTGCTGATAAGTTCTTAAGAATTAATCAAATAGTTAGAGATGGTATGCTTACTTCATACAAGTTCTCAGAAGAACTAAACAAAGAGATCATAGACTTTATGATTTTAAAGAGTGCAAGGCTTAGAGAAATAAGTCTTAGAATGGTGCTTAAGATTGCTGACTTGGCTCAAATGAGTCCCAAGACTTGGAAAGAGTTGGCTGAGAGCACTTGTATGACGAGGGTCACTTTTAAGTGATCCACGTTTGGACTCATACTAAATATTAGTATGGGTTCCCCCCTAGTGTTCAATATCCTCCCACATTGAACACTTTAGAGACCCCCTAGTTCTTAGGGGGTTTCGCTTTTAAAGTGGTTGACAATAAAAGGTTTGATGCTATACTTATTGTATAAGTTAAATTAATTAGGTAGATAATTTATGATAAAGGAAAGAAACACAACTGTATTAGCCTCAGACTATCAAAGCACTGAGCAACTTCAAAAGTTTATTAAACATTGCACAGGAGTTAAACTTACTCCAGTTCGTAATAGTAACGATGCTTTTTGGATTAGTGGTGACAAGAGAGGTAACTACATTGACGGTCCTAAGTATTACAAAATTGTATTTGGTCTTGTTACTGAAGAGTTTAGAGTAGGCAGACCAACTAAGTCAGGTTACGGATTTGACATTCAAGCAACAGGCGATTACAATGCTTGGAGTTTAATGGGAGAGTATCGTACAATGATTAAAGAAGCAATGGCAAACTTTAAAGCAAAGAAGGAGACAGTATAATGGAATTTCCAGTAAGACTAATTTTAGCGGCCAGCAATGCCGCACACAGAATCAATGATGGCTTCGTTAAGAAGTATGATGATAGCAAGAAGGAATCTAATAGTGCATTACTATACAAGCATTTCTTTCAAGGGCATGATCTTAAAGTAGAAGACCAAGACTATGAGATGGCTGATGAGATTGTTGATTACTTAAAAGGTTTAGGCATTAAGGCTATGGAAAGAAATCTTACAGACTTTGAACTTAATGTTCTTAAGTTTGTTACTACTGGTTCAGCAGGTAAAGATAAGATTGGTATTGCCGCTAGTTTACCTAAAGTATATCTAAACAAGATGGAATCAGATGGTTGGGAAGATAGGGAAAGAGAACTAGGACAGACATCACAGTTTGTAGGTAAGTTAAGTGAACGTAATACATTTAAGGATGCAACCATAGAATATGTTAGATACATTCCTAAGACAATGAGTAACTTGGTTACTGCTAGTGTCGAGGGTAAGCATATCGTTAAGTTCTTTTTAAATGATGCTAAAGAAATTAAAGTACATGCAGGTAAGACAGTAACACTTGTAGGTTTTGTTAAAGGTCATTCAGTAAGTAAATGGACTGGCTTTAATGAAACAATGATCAATAGAATTAAATTCGAATCAGTTGACGGCGACACTGAAAACAGTAAGTGATCGAGAACGCCGTTTTAAGAGTAGAGAAGCATAGCATGAGTGACTGAACACGCGGTTATGCGACCCTAGATAGAGCCCCTCATCACGAGGGGTTTTTTCTGATAAATACATGTATAACAGGTAGAAGGAGTTATACAATGGAAGAAGAGAAAAAAGCATTTCACCCGGCAGACAGCAATGGTGATGGCAAAGTAAGTAAAGCAGAAGAACAAATGTATCTTGAGTTTAAACGTAAGGAACTAGAAGATGCAGATGCTATGCGAGATGCACAAAGAACTATGACATGGTTTGCACTAGGTGGATTATTGTTATATCCATTTGCAGTAGTGATAGCAACATTGGCTGGATTGGATTCAGCAAGTAAGATCCTAGGTGATATGGCCGCTACATATTTTGTAGCAGTAGCAGGTATTGTTGCCGCGTTCTTTGGATCACAAGCATACAGTAAAGGTAAGTAATTATAATGTTTACTAAACACTTTGTAAGATTTAATACAAGAGAGCAACTACAGGATTCAGATGTAATTGAATACTTTGATGTTGTGCAAAGTATTATACCTACAAAACTAGTAACAGGCATAAGCAGTGACGGCGACAAAGTTAGTATTGATGTAATGATATACAACGATATGGACGATGAAGGTGAACTGTTTATACACGAAATTGTACTAGAAGATGATATTGATACCGACGAAGGTGATGAAATATCAGAAGAACTTTCAGATTTGTTTCCTGAGACACAGTTCACATTTGAAGCATCTATTGAAGTATGATAGTAACTGTTCATTTCACAGGTGATCAGTTTGTAGCATATGATGAGCAAGGTAAAGAAGTAAAAGACAGAGACGTATTAAATGAAATCTCATTTATGCAATTCCCCGGATTCAAATCAACATTCCAAATAGAGGTTGACAAAACCGATATTGATGTTAATATTAACCCACTACAGATAAATATTAACTTTAACACAGAGACATAAACATGGCATTTAATAGAACATTCAATCAAGAAGAAATCAACCGTTTAAAAAAACTAATTCAAGAAGGCGATCAAGTCCTTTATGAAGTAGAAGCACTTACAGTTGGACTTCGTGAAACAGTTAAAGCGATAGCAGAAGAAATGGAATTGAAGCCTTCAATTCTTAACAAAGCAATTAAAGTCGCTCACAAAGCCAAGTTTCAAGAAGAGTATGATAAGTTTGATGAACTTGAAACTATTTTGGAATCAGTAGGCAAAACACTATAATAGTATAACTATTATTTTTATTTTTAATTTGGTATTGCGACAGCCTTAAGTGTTGCTTGGAGAATATAGATGAGTTACGTGGATGCATTTCATGACACGAATAAAGATAAAGTCTTTGTTGTAGAACGTGTTGAAGGAAAGCGAATAATACAAGAACTACAACCTGAATACAATTTCTTTTATTCAGATCCCAGAGGCAAGCATAAAAACATATACGGTGAACCTGTGTCTGAGATTAGATGCAGAAGCCTAAAAGACTTTAGAAAGAATGTTGCTATGAACAAAGGTTCCGGCCTTTGTGAAAGTGATGTTAGGCCAATCAACAAAACAATAGCAAAGCACTACAATGGTGCTGAACCCCCAAAACTACATACATGCTTTTTTGATATCGAGGTAGACTTCGATCCTGAAAGAGGCTACAGTTCACCTGATGATCCTTTTACGCCAATCACAGCAATAGGTGTTTACTTAGATTGGATGGATGCAATGGTGTGCTTGGCTGTTCCGCCTAAACGTATTACTTGGGAACAAGCAGAATCAATGACAAAGAATATGCCAGAGGTAAAACTTTGTCGTAATGAAGGAGAGATGCTTGAATTGTTCTTAGGACTTATTGATGATGCAGACATACTAAGTGGATGGAACTCAGAGGGTTATGATATTCCTTACACACATAATAGAATTATTAGAGTATTAGGTAAGAAAGAAACTGCTAAACTATGCTTAATGGACAAGTATCCTAAGAAGAGAGTATATGAAAGAATGGGTTCAGAGAGAACTAGTTATGATCTTATAGGCAGAGTCCACTTAGACTATTTGGAGTTATACAGAAAATACAACTATGAAGAACGCCATAGTTATAGATTAGACTACATCGGTGAGATGGAGTTAGGTGAGAAGAAGGTTGCTTATGAAGGAAGTTTAGATAGGCTTTATAATTATGACTTTGAAAAGTTCTGTGAATACAACATACAAGACGTTATGCTGTTAGCAAAGATGGATGTTAAGTTACAGTTTATTGATCTTGCTAATACTATTGCACATGATAATACAGTATTACTTCCAGTAACAATGGGTGCTGTGGCAACAACAGAACAAGCAATCATTAACGAAGCACACAGACGTGACATGGTTGTGCCTGATAGAACTAAAACAAGAGATTCAGATTCGCTTTGGGGACATACAGCGGCAGGTGCCTATGTAGCATTTCCTAAGAAAGGTATGCACGAGTGGGTAGGCAGTATGGACTTGAATAGTCTATATCCTAGTATCTTCCGTGCTTTGAATATGGGAGCAGAAACAGTAGTAGGACAACTAAGACAAGACTATACTGATGAAGAAATACACAACAAGATGTCATTGGAGAAGAAGTCATTTGCTGATGCTTGGTTAGGTAAGTTTGGTAGCAATGAATATGATATGGTAATGGCTAAAGACGTTGACCATGTTATGAAACTTGATATGGCTGATGGCACTATAGTAGATGTTACTGGCGGTGATGTTTATAACTTAATATTCAACAGTGGTCAACCTTGGAACATAAGTGCTAATGGCACAATATTTAAAACAGACTTTCAAGGCATAGTGCCCGGACTATTAGAACGTTGGTATTCAGAACGTCAAGTAATGCAAGGCAAGAAGAAGAAAGCAAAGGATGATGCAGAACAATCATATTGGGATAAGAGGCAGTTAGTTAAAAAGATTAACCTAAACAGTTTGTATGGTGCGATACTTAATCCAGGCTGTAGATTCTTTGATCATAGAATAGGACAGTCGACTACATTAACAGGTAGAGCAATTACTAAGCACATGGGTGCTCAAACAAATAAACTATTTACAGGCAAGTATGACCATACAGGTGATACTATTGTATATGGTGATACTGACTCTGTATACTTTACAGCAGTTTCGGCCTTAGAAGAAGGGCAAGAGTTAGATATGCAAAGTGCAATTAAATTGTATGATCATGTCTCTGAGCAAGTTAGTAATACATTCCCACAGTTCTTAAAGGATAACTTTAACATTCCTAAGAGCTCCGGTGAGGTTATGAAAGCAGGACGAGAAGTAGTTGGTAGAGCAGGTGTGTTTATTACTAAGAAACGTTATGCGATTATGTGTTTAGATATAGAAGGCTATCAACCTGAAGGTGGTAAACTGAAAGCAATGGGATTAGATCTTAAGAGATCAGACACACCAGAGTTCATACAAGACTTCTTAGAAGAAATACTTATCGATTGCTTAAATGGTGTACCAGAAGATACAGTTGTAGAACGTGTTAGAGAATATAAGAAAGAATTTAGAATGTTAGACCCATGGAAGAAGGGTATGCCTAAGAGGGCAAACAATATGACTATGTATACTGCAAGAGTGCTACAGCAGGCTAAGGTGCCAGATAACTATAGACTACATAAACTAGATGCTTTAAAGAAAGAGACCCAAAGCACAATGGTGCCTGGGCATGTTAGAGCAAGTATTAATTGGAATAATCTAAAACAAGCAAACAGCGACAACTACAGCATGCCTGTAACTGATGGTGCCAAAGTAGTTGTATGCAGAATGAAAAGTAACCCAATGGGTTATACAAGTGTTGCTTACCCAACAGACGAGCTCAACTTACCCAAGTGGTTCAAAGAGTTGCCGTTCGATGATGAAGCAATGGAAGAAGCAGTATTGGATAAGAAGGTGACCAATGTCATTGGAGCAATGGGATTTGACTTATCAAGAATACATGATAGTGAAACATTACAACAGTTTTTTGAATTTTAATCGAAAAAAAATGGAAATAAGGACTTGACAAATCTAAATAGTAATGTATAATTTAAGTTTAATATTGGAGAATATATATGGCCGAAAATGCAATTAAAGATATCCTAAAAGATGTATTGAAACATACACATGGTTTAGGTATCTTCGAAATGGTAAAGATTACAGGAGACTTAGATAAGACAGTTGTAGAAACTGTTGATGCTGATAAGACTGTTATCTTTAAAGGTGAAACAATTAACCCAGTTCCTGACTTTGTAGACTCTACAATCGGGTTGAGCAGAATGGGAGTCTTACAAGGATATTTAAGTTATCCTAGTTTTGATGACGAGGCGGCAACTGTGAAAGTTAAGTTTCAAGAAAGAAACGGAGCGAATGTTCCGGTTGAAGTAGAGTTTGAAAGTACAGAAGGTACTGATGCTAACTACAGATTTATGTTAGCAGATGTTATTAACCAGCAACTTAAAAGTATTAAGTTTAAAGGTGCTGAGTTTGATATTAACATTGTGCCTACTGCAAAGAACTTAAAGGACTTAGGGTACTTTAATACTATATTAAGTTCATATGAGGCAATGTTCTCACCAGTAACTGATGGCACTAAGTTATCTTTTAATATTGGTGATGGCATTAGTGATAGAGCATCAGTTCTTGTATCAGATGCTTGTGAAGGTATTATTTCTAAAGACTGGAAGTGGCCTTTGGATGTTGTACTTAGAATCTTAAGACTTGGTAACAGTGGTAACTGTGTTCTAAGCATTAACGATCAAGGACTATTACAAATTAAAGTAGACAGTGGACTAGGCGTTTACACTTACTTATTACCTGCGAAGAGTTAAACTATGCACGATTTAGGCAAGACACAATCAGATTATGCAGTATACCTACCTGCTATATCAAGTTTTTATACTAAGCAATTACAAAAGTGCTTAGACAATCCAGATGAATGGAGAACTATAGAAGGGTTTGAAAAAGGTCTTGCTGGTTTAGATTTTCTTAAAGATGATAGTTACTTTCATTATCCATATGGTTTGTATTCGGCAGGTCATGCTCACTTAGATATTGAGAAGAGCAATGCTAATGAAAAGATGATACAAGATAGAGATCAAAGTAAGACAATGATACTTGGTGACTCAGGTGGTTTCCAAATTGCTACAGGTGTACTTAAAATGGATTGGGCGAATGCTAAAGATCCTAATGACCCTGCTAGGTTGGCATTGTGTAAAAAGATACTTGAATGGGAAGAGCATACAGCCGATTGGGCAATGACACTAGATATTCCAGGCTTTGCGGCGGCGCCACCTTATAAAGAAAGAACAGGGTTAGAGTCGTTTCAAGATACAGTTGATATTTCTGTACTTAACTTACATTATTTTTTACAGAACAGGAATCCAGAGAAGTGCAAGTTTCTTAATGTGCTGTCTGGTTCAGATGAATATAGTTCAGATGTATGGTATGAAGCAGTTAAGAACTTTAGTGATCCTGCTTTTTGTTAAAGAAGCATACGGAGATGAGAACAAAGCACTAGAAGGTTATGCATTCGCTGGTATTAATATGCGTAATATGAAATGTGTACTTCACAGAATTCTTGAACTTCGTAAAGATGGCTTACTTAAAGATAAAGGTTGGATACACTTCTTAGGAACAGGTAGACTACAATGGGCATGTCATTTAACATCTATACAAAGAATGTTAAGAAAACATGATTCTCCAAACATCACACTATCGTTTGATGCGGCATCTCCCTTTGTTAATACTGCATACGGTCAAACATACGCATACAATATCTTTGAGAACAAAGGCAAACGTTTTGGTTACTTTATGGATAGAGCATTTGATAATCAAATGTTCAAAGGCAGTAAACTACCTGCACCGTTTGGTCATTCACCTATAATGAGTAGACTTACTATTGGTGACTTATGCTGTATGGCAGAAGGCGATGTTAATAGAAATGGTAAAGCCAAAGAGGCAGACTCAACAAGTTGGGATACATTAAGTTATATCTTATACATGGGTCATAGTGTATATAATCATATAAGTGCTGTTCAAGAAGCAAATAGGCTAACTGATATTGAGAAGCATAGAATTAATTGGTCGCATAAAGACTTTATACATGATAAGAAAAGCAAACCAACTAACGACATATCACCTTATGTGCCTGCAGATGTAATTGCATTTGACAGTTTTGTGCAAGAAGTATTAGATCCAGCATGTCCAGATCCATATCAATTGATAAAAGATTACGACAAACTTATACAGCAAATTAACTTTGGTATATACAAAGTTGAAAATGAAGATCCAGATAATGCTCTTAATGCCTTCTTTGAACAAACCAGTAACCCAGTTGAAACAGGCGAGTTACACGAAGATGAAATTAGAGACTATGCAGATACTATGATGGACCCAGCAATGACGGAGGAGTTCTTTGAAGAATAGAGACGGGCACACAGACGATACAAGATACTTTACAGGTACTGAGGTAGAGCATACTCCAGCATACGGACAGAAAACATTGTTTGTAATAGGAGTGCAAAACTTAAAAGAAATACTTGCTAGAGCATTAAACAACAACTGCCCTCATATTTACTTAGGTGCTAATCAATCGTTCCATCCTGAAACAGAAGCAGAATGGACTGAATGGAACTTTGTTATAGGTGGCCTAGTAAGTGAAGGCATTTGGGTAACACTAGATTATGATATTAAGTATCATGAACAAGTATTAGATGAGGGCTGGAATGAACAGAATAACTTTATATCTATGCTTAGTGTAAAGATACCTCACATAGAAGCACTGAACTATAATGCTTGTATTAAGTTTGACGATAAAGGATTTGACGCAACCAACCCAGGTGTTTGGGTGCGATCAATACACGAACTACAGTCACGTAAAGGATTTACCGACTGGACCAAATACACCAAGGATGAAATAATTGACTAATGATTATTGAAGTAAAAGCAACAGATGATGATGGGATTGTAACTAGTATTACCATAGACGAAGATGTTTATGAGGATGAAGGATTAGAAAACATATTTAAAATGTTTACTATCTTTATGATAAAGAATGGTGCTGACCTCCCAGAAGAGATAACGGATTTTTTAGATGCATAAGATGTGGCATCATAACTGTATAGAGTCAGGTCCTACAGCAACATTACATGGTGAGCCATGTAATTGGTGTGATGTTACACAAGAAGATATAGAACAAGATGTATTGAATAAACCAATACAATTAGAAGGAGACAATTATTATGAGCACAATTAAGAAAGTAGTTATAACGTTTATTGCACTAGTAGTATTACTATTGGCATTTGCATCGCCCGTATCTGCTAGTTACGACGGCAAAGCAAAGTTTGGACTAACACAAATTAACAGCGATTCTACTACACTAAAATTAAGTGTAGATCAAAAATGGGATTTAGATATAGTTGGACTAGTATTAGAAACAGACTATGTGTATAAAGAATCGGATGATGTTGTTAAGATGGATAAGTTTAGTACCATTGGTAAAGTAAACAAAGACTTATCACAGAAGTATTATGCATTTAGTGTTGTGAGTTATGATGCAGATAAACTAAGAGCATCTGGTGATAGAGCAGTTGCAGGTGCTGGTGTTGGCTGGAAGATACTTAGGACTGATAACTGGAAAGTTAGTCATGAGAGCTCAGTGGCATATCTTACAAATGATATTGTGAGCGAAGCAATACTTAGAAACAGTTTATGGGTATTCTATAAACTAAACGATAATATAAGCATAACAAATAAATTGCTTAGTGAAACAGGTACTGATACATACTTGAGAAATGAAACTGGTATTAACTACAGTTTAACAGAAACAGTATCGATTGGCCTAAGTAACATATATACAGAAGATCCGGTTGACAATAATGTATTAAATGTTACAATAGGTATTACGTGGTAGAATTACTTGTATGGAGTTTAATAGTAGTTACATGGGCAACATATGGTATGCATGTAATAAAAGAATTTGTGAGAAATCACATAGAATAGGAGAATGAAATGAAAATTGAACCAATGATGAAAAAGCCAAGTTTATTTAGAAGGACTATGTTTAGTCTTGTAAATGGCTGGAGAAGAGTAATGGATGTGAAATACAATCCATTGAAGTATATACCTGACCCAAGTCTACAGACTTACTTTATGTTAGTGCTGTTTACTGTATGGAGTGTGTTCTTTGGATTCTTAGCCGCAAACTATTTAGGATTCTTTAACTACAATACAATTATAAGTATCTTTATACATGTTGCTGTATTGCTACCATTGGCATTTACCAATGCGATCTTTATTGATGCAGAACGTGATGGTCACAAATGGTTGAAAGAATGGAAAGCAGAACAGAATAGATGGACTATTGTTACCAACAGACTCAAGAAGAGTAATTTGGTAATGTGGAATCCAAACGAGGAAGCATAATGAGAAGTATTTGGGTAACATTTAGTAAAGAAGGCATACACTTTTATCCTGGAGCAGACACAAACCCTGCTACAGCGACAGGAGATGAGTATGATGTATCCTTTTTAGGATACAAGCACAGACATATATTTCACTTTAAAGTATGGATAGAAGTATTCCATGATGATAGAGATATAGAGTTTATACAATTTAAAAGATGGTTGGAGAACTTATACAAAGAAGATGTAATCCAACTTAACAACAAGTCCTGCGAGATGATTGCAGACAACTTAGCGGCAGAGATACAAGCAAGGTATCCAGGTCGTTATATAAAGATTTCAGTAGCCGAAGATAATGAAAACGGTTGCGAAATGGAGTATCCAGTAGAAGAATTGGATGGTCCAAATTTTGATGATACTGATGCAATAGCAGATGTATTTGATAGTTTAAAATAAAGGAGAAAAAATAATGGAAACACATTTAAAAATGAAAGCACTCTTCGAAGAGTATGTAGCAGAGCAAGACAACTTTGAAATCAAATGCGTAAAGGCATCTGCCGCCAGAGCAAGAAAGGCACTCATGGAAATTTCTAAGTTAACGAAAGTTCGTAGACAAGAAATCCAAGACAGAAAGAACTCAATGTAATGACTACTGAAAGTTCAAACACGTCAAGTACACCTAAGAAGATTAGCAAAGATGAAGCAGAGAAAATGTCTGACTTTGCACAAGATCTTAATGACCCAATTACTCACGTAGTTGACTATGGTGATATAGGACTTGACAATAAGAGTAAGAAGTAGTATACTATTAATATGAAAGTCTATATTGTTGAAATAGAGCCTGTTGAAACTAGATACACGGCTGAGTGGAAAGAACATTTGCCTAGGCAAATGCAATCTGCTGGGTTAGATGTAACTGTTATACAAGGGCCTCAAGATGCTCCACAGGATACTACTCCTGGAGCATTCCTCAATTTCAGTGGTACTAATTACTGGAAGAGCGGACAGATGATGCAAATTGCTAATTTGTTTGCTGAAGGTAAAATCAACAATGGAGATTACTTCTTATACACTGACGCATGGAATCCAACTGTTATACAATTAAAGTATATGGCTGAATTGCTAGGTGTAGAAATAAAGATAGGTGGAATGTGGCATGCTGGTAGTTATGATCCTACAGACTTTTTAGGCAGACTTATAGGTGATAAACCTTGGGTTAGAAATGCTGAAAGAAGTATGTATGATTGTTTTGATCATAACTTCTTTGCAACACAGTTTCATATCGATATGTTTATGGATAACTTTCCAGAAGCAGATGCAACTAAACTACATAGGGTAGGTTGGCCAATGGAATATATGGTTAACTTACTTGAAGGGTTAGGTGGTAATGCAAACAAATATGATATGGTATTGTTCCCACATAGACTTGCACCTGAAAAGCAAGTCGATATATTTAAAGATTTATCAGTTAGTATGCCTGATGTCGAGTTTGTTATTTGTCAAGAACGACAACTAACGAAGGAAGAGTATCATATGCTACTAAGCAGAAGTAAGATTGTGTTTAGTGCAAATACTCAAGAGACATTAGGTATAAGTTGCTACGAAGGAGCATTAGTAAATGCTTCTCCGTTAGTGCCTGATAGATTAAGTTACACAGAAATGTATGACGAAGAATATAAGTATCCAAGTGAATGGACGGAGAACTTCGAGACCTACTTGGAACACAAAGATAAACTTATGGCAAAAATAAGGCAAATACTAGGCAAGAGTGATGATTCACTTACTACTAAGTTGGCATCTGAATTAGGTGCAGACTTCTTTAGTGGTGAAGCATTATATAAAATAATAGGAAATCAATAATGAGCGAACAGCAGAAAACAATTTTAGTTACAGGAGGCAGTGGATTTATAGGTAGTGTTACTTGTAGGTTTCTAGTTGACTCAGGTTATAACGTAATTAATATCGATAGAGCAAAAAGACAATTAGAAGGTGTGCATCAATATCCATTTGATATAGATAATCATCAACTAGAAGGTGTTATTGCACTTACTAAACCAGATGCAGTTATACATTTGGCCGCAGATCATAGTGTGCCATTGAGCATAGAAGCACCTGCAGACACATACTATAACAACGTTGCAAATTCAATTGCATTGTTAAAGCATTGTGTTAGGAATAATGTAAAGCATTTTGTCTTTAGTAGTTCAAGTTCTGTGTATGGCAATAGTGATTTCGTTTTAAATACAGAAACAGACCCAACCAACCCTTTAACACCATACGGTAAAAGTAAACACATGATAGAAGAAGTCCTAAAAGACTTTTCTAATGCTTATGAACTATCATTTGCAAGTTTAAGATACTTTAATGCCGCAGGTAGTTATGAAGGTTTAGGTTACACATTAGAACCAAAGAGTCATTTACTTCCAATAGTTGTAGACAAAGCACTGAAAGGTGAGCAGTTTACTATTAATGGTGATGACTATGATACAAGCGATGGCACTTGCGAAAGAGACTACACTCATGTAGCCGATATTGCATCTGCTCATGTATCTGCACTAAACTATCTATTCGATGGTGGCAATGGTGGAGTGTTTAACATAGGTGGCGGTGCTAGTAAAAGTATTAAAAACGTTATTGCAGAAGTTGAAAAGCAATTAGAATTAACATTAGATACTGATACAGGTCCAAGAAGAGAAGGCGATGCAGATAAGACATCAGCCAATATTGCAAGGGCATGGGAAGAGTTTGGCTGGGAAGCAAACTTTGGTTTAGAAGACATTGTTAGAGATGAAATTGCTTATCAAAAAAGCCTACAAAAATAACTTGACAAATAAGTCTAAAGGAGATATACTATAAGCATGGACAAATTATATTACTCATACGACAATATGGTCTCTGATTGCAGAACTATTGTTAGAGAAATGGCACATGACAGTTATCATCCAGACGTTATTATTGGTCCTGGTAGAGGCGCATATCCTTTTGGTGTAATGATGAGTCATTACTTCGAAGTACCTTTTGAAGCATTTAGATGGCAAACCAGAGATGGTGCAATCGAAGATTCCGTGACATTAGAACACGAATTGTCTAAATATAAGGGTAAGAAGATTTTAGTTGTTGATGACATTAACGACTCAGGTACAACATTAATAGGTATTAATGCAGTTATAGAAAAGTTTGATCGTGAACATAATAACAATCAATTAGTCATGCATCAAGAACTAAGATATTCAACACTCTTTAGTAAAGAGTCTAGTAACTTTGCAGATGTAGATTATACTGCTAACGAAGTGTTACCTGATCAAGAGCGTTGGATAGTATTTCCGTATGAGGAGTGGTGGACATGAGCAGTTTAGTAAGTTTACAGAATCATCTTAAAGTCTTAGAAACAAGACATAGAGAATTAGATAGGAAAATTGAAAGTGACTATGAGCATCATATGGATGATACTGTATTAGCAAATGAGAAGGTTGAGAAACTTAATCTAAAGAGGGAAATAGAAGAACTGAAAGGAAACATTAAGGAGTTAAAAAATGTCAGTTAGTGAGAAAATTAAAGCAAGATTAAAAGAAGCCGGTAAAAGGTTTTGGGCAGGAGATAATATCTCTGACTATATGGACGAAGGTGACAAACAGCAACTCGTAGATGAGTTGGCTCCTAAGTTTGAAGAAGTATTACAAGGTCTTGTAATTGATACTGAGAATGATCCTAACAGCAACGGCACAGGCAAACGTCTTGCTAAGATGTATATCAACGAACTAATGGCTGGCAGGTATGACCCTATGCCAGTTGCAACTGCTTTCCCTAACGATAGTATTGATAGGTATGAGGGTATGTTAGTTGTGCGTAGTGAACTTACAAGTATGTGTTCACATCATCACCAGATAGTTAGAGGTGTAGCATACATTGGCATTATTGCTAGTGACAAACTAATTGGACTAAGTAAGTATACAAGGATTGCACAATGGTGTGCTGAACGTGGAACACTACAAGAAGAACTTGCTAACGATATTGTTAGAGAGATTCAAAAGGCAACTGACGCCGAGCACTTAGGTGTTTATATACAAGCCACACATGGTTGTGTAGAGAATAGAGGTGTTAAGGCACATAGCAGTCTAACACAGACAACTGTTCTAAAAGGTGCGTTCAAAGATGATCCAGGTACAAAGAAAGAATTTATGGATAATATTAAACTTCAACAACAATTTGCATGTGACAAGTAATGATTGAAACTAGAAATGCAACAAACACAATGGTCCTAAGCAGATCAGGTGTAAATATTTGGAATATTGCTGACTTGCTATTAGAGAAGAAGTCTTTTAAATTCTTAATGAATAGATTTCCAATCAATAAAGAAGAGATATTTGCAGTTATAGATGTTGTTGCAGACACTAAATGCAAACATGTCGAAGGTGATATAGAATTTAGAGACATAGGTACAGACGGCCATGTGTCCCTAGAAACAATTAGCATGAGTGAGGGTATGTACTTTAATATTATATCCTTTGCAAGAATATGGTATCCTGAAGAAGAGGATCTAACGTTCCTATATGAGAAAGGATTAAGTTATATTTTAATAGAGATATTTACAGACCTAAATAATAATGTAACTACCTACTTAGATAACGACTTACATGAAATAGTTTATCATGCAGTTAAGTTTTGTATAGGACCTATAAGTGATCCTAACTTTATACTTAGTGGCTTACCAACAGAGGAATACAATCAGGTTAAATATGAAACAACCTAAATTAAGATACAGCGAAGCATTTTATAGTGTGCAGGGAGAAGGCAGATTTGTCGGTGTGCCTAGTGTCTTTTTAAGAACGTTTGGTTGTAATTTTGAATGTGCAGGATTTGGACAAGAACGAGGCAACTTAATTGCAACAGATGAAATGCCTTATGTTACAGATCCTAAAGCAGACAAGAACCATCCACAGGCTTATAAAAGCATAGAAGATTTACCAGTCACTCCAATAGGATGTGATTCCAGTGCCAGTTGGGCAATGAAGTATAAACATTTACAGATGACTAAATCTGTTGACGAAGTGGTTGATCACATCACTAGTTTACTTCCCAAGGGCACATTTACTGGCCGACACGGTGAAGACATACACTTGGTGATCACAGGTGGTGAACCGCTACTAGGGTGGCAACGTGTTTGGCCAGCACTTATTGATATATTACATGCTGATTTTGGTTTAGTAAATGTAACATTTGAAACTAATGGTAGTAAGTTTTGTGAAGATAATATGGTAGACTACTTTAACAATGAAGGAAAAGATGTACATGTCACATGGAGTACCAGTCCTAAATTGACTATAAGTGGAGAGACAAGAGAAGATACTTTGAAGCCAGAGTGCTTGGTTAGTATGAATAAAGTTACAAATAGTTTTTTATATAATAAGTTTGTCGTACGTGATGAACTATGCTTACCAGATGTAGATGCATACGTCTCAGCATATAAAAAAGCAAACGTAAAAATAGATAGTGTATTTTTGATGCCTGAAGGTGCTACATTTGAGCAACAAACACTAACAGAAAAAGATGTAGCAGAAATCTGTATGAATACAGGTTATAAATTTAGCCCCAGATTACACATTAATTTGTTTGGTAATGCTTGGGGTACTTAGGAGAATAATATGAATAAATTTGATAAAAACTTTCATATGAATTTTAGTCCATTGTATGCGACTTTAATTTTTATGATTATGTTTGCTGTAGTATTTGAAACAACAGCAGAAGATAAAGCAGTAGGATTTACAACAGACGGACTACCTGTATTGATGGAAGACTTATCTGCTGAAGCACGACAAGAACTACTAGAAAATGAAATGGCAGAAGCCGATGCACTTCTAGAAGAAGCAACAACTAAGCCTGTACTAGTTAGTATACCTTACGAAGTAGTTGACAACGAAGTCATAGTAGCATTTGGATATGGTATAAGACTTATAGCAACATACCCTTGTAATGTTACACCAGGTGATATAGTTGTGCCAGAACCAGGACTTACGGAGATAGGTATTAGTACAAGATTCCTTGTGCAAAGGACCTTACCAGATGGAAGAACAATGAACTACACTTGTAGGGTTGTAAATATTTATAAAACAGAAGAGGAATAAAATGGCAATATATAAAGGAAGAGTTAGTGCAATAACACCTACTAGAAAAAGTTCTAGTATTGGAAGAGGTGGAAGAGGTAGAAGTGTAAAGATATCTACATCTAGCATGAACAAACATAAAAAGAGATCTACTAAGAATTATAGAGGTCAAGGTAGATGAATGTTATTGAACGAGGCACATGGCTACATAAAGGTCATAAAGTCAAGTTCACTATACTTGAAGATGAAACCGTTATGGTTAAAGAAACATTCGGTGCGTCGAAAGGAACACCTAAAAGGCTTGATATGTACGAAGCAGTAGAATATCAACAGCAAATTAAGGAGATTGGTTATGACAAAGAAAACTAAATTACCGTTTAGTATGATGCCTGCTAGTTGGGGACTTAAAGGTAAGTCTCGAGCAATCGCAGAAGCAGAGTATTATTACGAAGGCGAAGAACTTGAAAAAGTATTAGCAGGATTAGAAACTGATAATGATGCAGATAAAAATGTCGCTGAAATAGAAATTGATGTTAAGAATGGAAAGTTGAGCCAATCAGAAGCAGATAAAAAAATTGCAATTTTAAAAGAAGAACCTTGGGTTAATGTAAACAAAATGGGTATTGATCCTGAGAATGCAAAAGCAGGGTTTATTGAATTAGATTGGAATGATCACTTTGTAAGTATGTTACAAGATAATGGTTATGCAGGACAAAGTGATGAAGAAATAGTAAACACATGGTTCAATGATGTCTGCAGAACTGTATTAATACAAGAAAAAGCAGATCAAGATTACGGATTACAAGAAGAAGGAAGGCAAGATGTCGTCAGAAAAGCAGTCAACGATAGAGACGAAGACGAAGATTAAGTTAGCAGAAATATCTGCTAAGATTGATCAACTAGTTGATGAAACATGCAAAGAAATGACTTTTGAAGAACTTAATTACATCCTTGAAAACTATGAGAAGTATCTAACATACGACCTCAAAAGAAATTTTAAAGATTTACGTGAAAAGAACTTGAAAGATTCTCCTTTTGATGCTATAATAAATGATAACTTAGGATTATAATATGGAAAAGAAAAACTTTATACTAGTAGACTCACTTAATATGTTCTTTAGAGCAAAGCATGTTGGCAATGGCAAAGACATAGATATGCGAGTAGGCATGGCTATGCACATTATGTTCAATAGTGTTAAGAAAGCATGGAAGGACTTTGATGGTTCACATGTTATATTTTGCTTAGAAGGCCGTTCATGGCGTAAGGACTTTTACACACCCTATAAGGCAAACAGAAAAGTTACAAGAGACAAACGTAGTCCACGTGAAATGGAAGATGATGAGTTGTTCTTTGAAGCATACAATGACTTCGTTGAGTATTTAGATACTAAGAGTAATTGTAGTGTTATTAGACAGCCTAATGCTGAAGCAGATGACTTAATTGCTACTTGGATACAACAACATCCAGAAGACAATCATATTATTATAAGTACAGATAGTGACTTCTATCAGTTACTAGCACCTAATGTAATACAGTTCAACGGCACTACTGATCAAATAGTTAGCCTAGAAGGCTTTAAGAGTGCTAAGACAGGTGAGTATGTAATAGATAAAAAGACAGGCGAACCTAAGAAAGCAATAGACCCAGAGTTTGTATTGTTTGAGAAGTGTGTTAGAGGTGACAGCAGTGACAATGTGTTTAGTGCTTACCCTGGTGCAAGACTAAAAGGCAGTAAGAACAAAACTGGTATCACAGAAGCATACAAAGACCGTGTAACAGGCGGCTTTGATTATAACAACTTCATGTTGCAACGTTGGGTTGATCATGAAGAGCAAGAGCATAGAGTCGTAGATGACTTCGAACGTAACAGAATCCTTATAGACCTAACTGCTCAACCTGATGAAGTAAAAGCAGAATGTAAAGCAAGGATTGATGAAGCAGTAAGCAAAGAGCCTGTTTCACAAGTTGGTATACACTTTATGAAGTTTTGCTCTAAGTGGAACTTACAACGTATGAGTAATACACCAAATGATTATGCAGAGTTTTTGAATGGACAGATTCGATAAAGCCATCAAAAGAATTAAGGGGGAGTGGCCTAAAGACCCGATACCATGGATCTTTACTACTCCAGATAATGGAAAGACAGTATACAGAGCAATGAGAAGCGATATATGTCCAGAAGAGTTTAAAGACTCATATGGGCAACCAATGAAGCAAATATGCTCAGTAAACGGAGAACAAGTTGCTCGAGATGAGGACTATGGAACACAGGAGATAGAATATGGTAAAGCCTAAAAAACAAACTAAACTACAACAAATCACAGAAGAAGCATGGCTAGTAACTAAAGGTGATAAGAAGATCGGAATACTAAATGAAGATGTTCAAGGTAGATACTTTTATATTACAGGAAAGGCAGTTAAACTGTTTGATGACGAACAAGAGACTACTAAGTTCTTTGGTAATGTTAATTTGTTTACAGAAACAATTAATGAACCAACTACTAAGAAGGATGCTCTTTACATCAAAGGACACCATATAGAATACGAAGAAGCAATACCTATTGAAGTTAACGATACTAGGTATAGAGATGATATTCCTCTTTACTTAAAAACAGAAAGCAGTGATGTATTGTATGCCGCAGGTTGGTATGCTATTAACTTTGATAAAGCATGGAAACATGGTCATGGTCCTAAGTTACAAACATTAGAGTCTTATGGATTTGAAGGTCCATGGAGAACTGAGATGGAATGCAGAAAAGAGCTCAAACGTCTGAATAAAGAGAAAAGACATAATGAGCAAGTTTAAAGATCTTGTTGCTCACATAACAAATTTAAAAAATTCCAATATAGCAGAAGCAACATTAGATGTAGACTATCTATTTGAAGCACTCAGCGAAATAACCCCACTATCGAATAACGGAGATTCAGGCGTGCCTGTCAATGTAAGTGTAGAGTTAGATGGTGGCAAATTTGGAAAGCAATGAGTCTAGACCACCTACCAGAAGATTGCGGTTACAATAAAGTATTCAAACACCAGTGGAAGACTGGCAATTACGGAATTGGACTAAACACCATAAACCAAATCAATGCAATGATTGAAGGAAAGTGGGGTTGGCACTTTGAGCCTTTTCCTGATATGGATTATCGTTCTGATACTTGGTACGAAAAACAAGAATGTATTATATCATTTGAAAGTAAATGGGATAAGTATCAAACATGGCTTAGTGTTAAGGACGTAGATTGAGCAAGTATTATAAACCACCTGTGCCTAGTAAACGTAAGATTCTAATTACAGCAGGATGCAGTTTTAGTACAGATAACGAAAGACTGCATACATGGAACTACTACCTTGATAAGGGGTACGATAAATCATATCACCTAGGTGCTGATGCATATGGTAATAGATTAATAGCAAGACGTGTTTCAGAAAAATTATTAAGCCTAGACGAGCCTGATGCAGATATAGATGTAGTTGTTATGTTTAGTGGCATTAGCAGGCATCATTACATATCTAACAGCAAACAGCACATACACTCGCAGACAGTGGTAGACATAGCATTAAATCAACTAGAAGAGATGAAGGCAAACTATCACAAGGGACAGTCGGAATACGACATTGCAAAAGGAACAGCCGATATAAATGCTGTTCTAACTTCTAATGTAGGTCAACATGTAGACTTACAAGGTAATGTAATAGATAGAGATAGATATGCTTACATGTATTTTGTACCAACACTCGAGGATAAAACTATAGAAGAGTATTATGCAAAATTTACAAATACTATTAATGATTGGGAAGAAACCTCATTTGCAATTTTAAACTTGCAAGAACTATGTCACAATAGAAATGCTAATTTGTTTTGGGGCAACTATGATTATCAGTTCCATGATGTGTATCATGAAAGAGTTAAAATATTGTATCCTCATATTGCTTGGGCATACGATAATTTAGAATTAGAAATGTGTTTTGATATGCAAGGTATGGTGCAGTGGGTAAGAGAAAACTTTACACAGAAAAAAGGATTCTGTACAGATGATTTACATCCTTCGCAATTAGCACATAAGCATTATTGTAGTTCAATTATTAAACCATTTATAGAAAAACAGAAATAAATATAAACATGAAAGTAGAAATATACAGCAAACCACAATGTCCTTTCTGTGTACAAGCAAAAGCATTAGCAGAAAGAAAAGGATATGAACTAACATACAAAATGTTAGATGAGGATTTTGATAGAGAAGCACTAATGGAAACATTCCCAGGTGCTAGAACATTCCCTCAAATTATCGTTGATGGCGACAAGATAGGTGGGTTTACAGAGTTCAAAGCACTGGTCGACAAACTGGATTAACAGATGTTTTAATCACTGAAAAGTGATAAATATATGTGTATAGGAGACATACACATGAGTAGACCAAAACCGGAGATACTACTTGAAGTAGTAAACAAGACAAGTTATAAGACTGAACAAGTTTTAAGTGCAGAAGCAATATATAGTGTATTTTTTAAGGGTAAACCTATTAACCTTAGAATTTTAAATACATTGATTAGTTACCCAGGCCCAAAATATAAGAAGGTGTCATTTTCAAATCCTGGACATGCTTTTAACCTAGCAGAAAGGCTCAATGGTGTTTTTACATCAGATGATTTTAAAGTTATTAAATTAACAAAAGGTGAAGTAGTTACAGAAGATGATCTCAAACAATGATCCAATACAATTCCAAATTATATACTGGCTAGACGAGCGTCTAAAAAATACTAAACCCATTCGAGACTACACTGGATGCAATATGCAAGATAAGTGTGCTCGTATTTTTTCAAACTATAGATTACAACAAGACAAGCCTGTTGGTATAAAACTTACAAGGTTCGGCAACACAATGCTAGGCAGACATTTCGACAAGTATGCACATGAAAATGACTGCTTACTAAACGGTAAAGTGCTACTCAAACTAGACGAAGCAATGACTTGGCCTTACTTTGTAAATCAAAAGAAAGTTGTGTTTTACAGTCAAGAAGATAGTGCATGGTTCAGATTAAATGGTTCTAAATTAGAAAATTACATAGATATTATATAATGATAAAATATGCTGACAATTTCTTATCCCCTAATGTTATAGCAACATTGGATAAGTATTGTCAAATTTTAGAAGATGATAATAACTCTGATACTTATTGGAATCCAAAGTTTACTAAGACAACAGATCGTGTTAGTTGCTTTTCAAACAAAGTTGAAGGAACAGAACTATTTGAGTTGAAAGAAGATATCTTTAATAATCCAACTAATCCATTCTATAAAGATAAACGTATTAGGAATATGTCTTGTGCTATACAAAAGTATCCTAAAGGTGCAATACTATCTGCACATAAAGATAGGTCCATAGGTTCAGTAACAATATTCTTAAATAAAGAGTGGGGCATTAATGACGGAGGCATGTTCCATTGGTTAGATGATAGTGCTGAAGGAAATGGACATTGTGTGCTACCTAAATATAATAGTGCCGTGTACATGGTGCTAGAAGAAGGAACATCAAACATACTAGGCCCAACACATTGGGTAACAGAAGTATTATCAGAGACCCCTAGATGTTGTATTCAACTGTTTATGTGGGGAGAAGGCGATGTTAATAATACACTAGTAGAGGGCAATAAGAGTGGGTATTAGGGTCATTAAAGACGTCTTAGACGTCGTTTACGCAACGGAACTGTATAATAAGTGTATTGACATGCCTGTACAAAGGACTAGTTTAGATACATGGAAGGACTATTTAACAGACTCTAAGAAAGCACCTGAAATACTTTTAAACGATTTAGATACCACAGACCAACAGGCACTCCAATTGCTATTTGAAGAGCACTTTGGTAAGTTCAATAAGGCTTACCTAACAGTTCAAAGATGGGAAAAAGGATGCTACATACCCTGGCACAATGATCAAAAGTATGACTTTAGTGCTACAATCTATTTGAATCCTGAATGGGAAGAGGATGATGGAGGTCAATTCATATACACAGACAATGATGACTTCTATGGTGTAAATCATTCATATACTCCGCAGTTTAACTCTGCTGTATTATTAGAAGACGGTCACTATCATTGTGTTGCTCCAATAGGGTCATTAGATAAAACAAGAGTAACTGTTCAATTCTTCGCTTATAAAGGTTGACATACCTTAAAATTCTGCTATACTACACTTAGTAAAAATTTTAAGAGGCAAGTATGTCAACATATCCAATTCAACAAAGTCCATATACTTTTAGTTACGACGTAACAACGGACTTTAAAATAAATTTCATTCACTGGTATCAGGTAAACACTGAAGAGCGTTCAGCACATCGAGAAAAACCTTATAGTCCTGTAGAAGGATTAGAAGTGTTTAGAAAAATGTATGGGAATTATGAGGGAAAGTAGCATATAGTGGTTGACAATATCACAAAAGGTGCTATTATATATACATAGTTAGGTAAAAAGTTAGGAGTAACATATTATGGAAACATTACAAGTAAGACCAGCAGAAGTCAAGCCAATCACTCTGCGTGCCATGAAGGCAAAAAGACCAATCTTTATCTGGGGAGCACCCGGTATTGGTAAGTCGGAATTGGTACAAGGTATTGTAGACTCAGGAGAGTTAGGCAATGCTGTTATGATAGACATGCGTCTAGCATTAATGGAACCGACTGATCTAAGAGGTTATCCGTTCCGTAACCCAGAGACAAATACGATGGAGTGGGCACCAGCGGCAGATCTTCCTACACAGGAAATGGCCGATGCACACGATACTATTGTATTGTTCTTAGATGAGCTCAACTCAGCACCACCAAGTGTACAAGCGGCGGCTTACCAGTTAGTTCTTAACAACAAAATTGGTCAGTATCAACTTCCAGACAATGTAAGAATTGTTGCGGCAGGTAACAGAGAGACTGACAGAGGTGTTACATTTAGAATGCCTAGTCCACTTGCTAACAGATTTAGACATATTAACATGGACGTGAATTTCGAAGATTGGCAACAATGGGCAATACTTAATGACGTTCATCCAGACGTTATTGGTTACCTTAGTTTTTCTAAGCAGGACTTGTTTAACTTTGATCCAAAGACAAGTTCACAAGCATTCGCAACTCCAAGAAGTTGGGTATTTACCTCAGACATTCTTAAGGTAGATGGTTTTAATACAGCACCAGCCAGAGAGCAGAAGGCAGAAATTGCAGGTGCTATTGGTGAGGGCATGGCAATCAAGTTTATTGAGCATAGAAGAATTGCTTCTAACTTGCCTAACCCTTCAGATGTTATTGACGGCAAGGTTAAAAAACTAGACAATAAGATATCAGAAGAGATATCTGCAAAATACAGTTTAGTTGTTAGTATTGCATACGAACTAAATGACATCTACAAAGAAACAGGTGTTGATGAGAAGTTTGCTAAAATGCTTAACAATACTGTAAGGTTTAGTTTCGATAACTTTGAGCCTGAAATGGTAGTATTCTTATTCAAGACAATAATGAAGGATTACAAGATTACATTCAATGTTAGAACTACACTTGATAAAGATCTTAAAGATACTTTCTCAGAGAGGTACGTGAAGTATATCACATAAGGGAGAAAGGGACACGATTTAAAATCCTTGTGCGCCTACCTATGTTACTCCCTACCTAAGCACGAGGTGAGGTGCCCTGGAAACAGGGCATTTTTTTCTTTAATAATAGAAGGAAACACAAAGTGGATTATCATGATTACACTTTTAAAATTAACTCAAAAAGGATTGAGTTAGATTCAGATATTACAATTCAGCAATTAGCAACACGTCATAACTTTACACAAGGTGACGAGTTTGTTTTGGTTGTATTGGACAATAAGGTTGCTTTGGTCAAAGCAGAAAAACTACCCGGACCTGGTTGGTTCAAATATTCAAATAAACATCTCCCGATAGCATAACGGATAATGCAACGGCCTTCTAAGCCGTAGATTGTAGGTTCGAATCCTACTCGGGAGGCCACTCATAAGAATGCCCTCATATAGAGGGCATCTTTCTACCTAAAGACTTAAACTTCTGGTGTACTTGGCTCTTCGCCAGTTCCGTCTGCCATTGGTGCTTCCATTGGTGCTTCCGCTGGTGCTTCTGCATGATGTTCTTGTAGAGGACTTGGAGCCTCTGCAGGTGCATCGTCATAATGGACTTCGTCGTGTGCCGGCATTACATTCGCGTCTTCAACAAATTCTGTTGTAGGCATGTCATACCATTCACTCGCATAGTCATTAGACCAGTCGTTACCTTCTACCCATGTATTGCTTTCGCTTTCGTATGAAGTGTTACTATCTGCATTACCGCAATAATCGTATTCATCCCATTCGTATGGTGTTGGTTCCATCCAGGCTTGCATACATGAATCCCACCATGCCGCATCTGAGAAACCTTCTGGTTTTTCATGGGTTGGTGTATCTGGATGTAAGTAATCGCCTTCTGCTGGTGCTGTGAATACTGCTTCGTATTCTTCAACTGGTTCCGCGTGATGTGGAATTTCCCAAAGTTTCATCTCAACTTCGTTAAGTTTCTCTCTGAGTTCGTGTAGCATATTTGCTAAGTCTATTCTTGGATCTAACATAATATTTCTCCTGTTTCTGTATAGATATCTATTGTTTATATTGGTAATTATGTGTACTGAACCAATTGTCTGTGCTAGTATTTATCGTAAAATACGGTTGACACAAACTGTATAGATGCTATAATATATGTATTAGTTAGGAAAACAAGGGTAGTTTATGACAGACATATTAGAAGCAAAATCAGAATCCGCAAAGGATAGAGTAGCAACGCCTCTAACAGAGATTCCAGAGACAACAATGACTTCAGCGGAAGTTGAAGATCGTCTTATTAAAGCAAGAATTGAAATGCTGATGTCAGCACCTTTCTTTGGTAACCTTGCTACACGTTTAAAACTTAAAGATGCTACAGCATGGTGTCCTACACTTGCTACAGATGGCAAGTTTTTTTACTACAATAGAAACTTTGTTGCCGCAATGAGCGACGGCGAATGTGTATTTGGTATGGGCCATGAGATACTACATTGTGTTTATGATCACTTTGATGTTGCTCGTAGAGGTGATAGAGATCCTAGACTTTGGAACATAGCAAATGACTATGTTATTAATGCAGACTTAATTGATGCTAACATAGGCGAGCAGATTAAACTTGTTGAAATATGTTTTGATTGGAAATACAGAGGTCAAGTTTCAGAAGAGATATACGATGACTTATTCAAACAAGCAGAAGAAGAAGGCCGTGTTATTACTCAACAACCTTTAGACATACACTTAGATAGAGCAGAAGGTGATGATGAGGGTGCAGGTGAGAATAAAGCAAACGGTGAAGCAGGTGATGAAGAAGGTCCTGCAAAATATACTGCAGAAGAGAAAGAAAACAATAAGCAAGAATTTCAGAATGCTGTAATGCAATCTGCTAAGGCGGCTGGTGCTGGTAACTTACCAGGTGGCGTTAAAAGAATGTTAGACAAACTTCTTAACCCTACACTAGACTGGCGTGAACTACTTGCTATGCAGATACAGAGCACTATTAGAAGTGACTACACATATCAAACACCAAGCCGTAAAGGACAAGACAGTGGTTTCTACTTGCCAGGTATGGACAGAGAAACAACTATTGATATTGTTGCGGCACTTGATATGTCAGGTTCTATATTTGATGAAATGGCAATGGACTTCTTAAGTGAGTTCAAAGGCATTATGGACCAATACACAGACTTTAACATTCACCTTGTATGCTTTGACACAGAAATTCATAACCCACAAGTGTTCACACAGAACAATATGGAAGAGTTTATGGACTACGAACTAGGCGGTGGCGGTGGCACAGACTTTGATTGTGTTTACAACTGGATGAAAGAAGAAGGCATTCAGCCTAAGAAGTTAGTTATGTTTACAGATGGCTACCCATGGGACAGTTGGGGTGATGAATCATACTGTGATGCATTGTTTATTGTTCACGGTGGTGGCTATGGTGGAAGGACCCCAGAAGCACCTTTCGGCATAACTGTACCTTATACCAGAGATGAGTCAGGACTACAAGGTTGATTAAGATCACTAACAGTAAGTTGCTGTCAAGTGAGCAACTAGAAATGATGTCAGGTAATGATACTTACATGACTATGCTACAGAACAAATTAAAGATTTCTGATTTTAAAATAAATGATGAAATACTTGAATCATTATATGAACCTTTAGACTTTACAGAAGGTCTTGTATATTATGATATGACTAATACATACGGCAGTGGTACACTTGAAGTATTATTTGAAAATGCATTAGACATGGAAAACTACAGAGTAAACCTAACAACCACGTTAGGTATTAATAAAATAATAAAATAACCATTTTTTAACAGTATGTATTAAAACATCTGTTAAATAGTAGTGTTAAATTTTAAAAGGAGGCCAAACGTGGCAAAAACAGATAAAGTAGAAAATGAAGCAGTTTCTGTAGAAGAAACTGTAAATCAAGAAGCAACAGGTGAGACTAACGCACCGGAAAGTATCGGTCTTAACGAATTGGCCGTTCTTGCACAAATTGTAGATCTAGCAACTCAAAGAGGTGCCTTTAGAGCAAATGAACTTACCCAAGTAGGTGAAGTTTATGACAAACTAAATGCATTCTTAACGTTCATAAGAGAACAGCAAGAGGCTACAGCAGAAGCAGAAGCAGGTGATAAAGAATCTGCTCCTGACACACAAGGAGAATAAAATGGCTGAAGTAATGAAGCACGTAGGCAAAATTGGTGAGAAGCCAATTGTTGTCGTTTACAGAGAGGTTCCTAACGAACCAGAAAATGCATTGGTAGTAGAAACAGGATCATTAGAGCCTGATCAACATGATGCATTAATGAATGTTGTTCAATCAGCAGAAGCACAAGAAAGCAATAACATCAGTGAAGTTTTACATAGAAGAACTTTTCCAGATGGGTCAAACATGTTGACATCTTTGCATTATGCTAAGAAGATAGTTAAGACTCCTGTCAATATGGTTAACCTAACACCTACACCACAACAGAGTGTAGCATTAGAAGATGTTAATAAAGAAATTAGAAAGATCGAAACAGGAAGTAATCCACCTCTTAATACAGAAATAGAGCCTACTGCGAATCTACCGCTTGAAACTGACCCTACATTAGCAAGTGCTGAAGCACCTACTACAGAGTCAAGTGATGATCCAACAGAAGTTGCTAAAGGCATGTTACGTCAAGCAATGCTTATGGAAGATGACATCAAAGCAATGCAACAGGATATCGATCAAAAGAAAGCAGAAGCATACGCCCTAGCACCAGAACTGACCCCTAAGAAAGGTCCTGGTAGACCGAAGAAAGTTTAAGTAGTTCTTCGTGGGAGATAGAGAGACCAAGATAGTCGTCTTGGGAAAATCCACCAGTATGGTTAAGGACTCCAAAAGAAAGGAGTTGCTTAAAGATCTAGATGCTTCGGATGTTCCTAAAGAATTCATAGATGTAATAAAAGTATATCTTAATAGTGGGGAAGTAATACCTTTTGAAGTTACTGACCTAATGGATAACTTCTCTCTAGATGAATTACGTGATTTCTTAAAAGAAAGAGATATAAATGACAAAGTGGATATGGTTGAAATCTATCTCAATATGGACTTAATTTTTACTAAATTAGAGTCTACAACTAATACAATATTCGCAAAACACTTTAAAGACGACTAAATATCGGTTGACAACTCCCCTTTTGATGCTATACTATATGTATATTAAATAAAAAGGTAAGGAGTTTTATGAACAATATTAACGATATCAAAAGAGCAATCCAAAGGGGTGCTTTTTCACATGATGAACTAGGTTCATTAATTTCATTCACTAGAAGCACAATGACGCAACAGGCTAAGGCTTCTATTAACGTTGGTGATCAAGTATTTGTGATCCAGAAGACTAAACGTACACCTGGTGTAGTTACTAAAGTAAACATTAAGAAGGCTATAGTAGATATGCGAGGCCGTTCTTATAGTGTTCCTCTTTCAATGTTAGAGGTTGCTTAATGTACGATAAAATAGAAAACAAGCAACTTTCTAGAAGAGAAAGAATCTTACTTGACCCACTCGGAGCAAGTAAGAAAAGCGACGCCAAAAAGAAAGAAGAAGGCAAAGAAGGTTCATTCTATGGTTACAAGCCAAAGCATGATAATTTTTATCCTGGCTTAGACGACTAGTGATAGACATTTTACAAGAAGTCACTGATTGGGGTGACAAAAACATTGCCAATGGCATTTATCATGTTAATGGTGCAGGACAACTTGTTCAGTACAATGATAAAGTATTTAAGAATCCTATAAAACAATTCTCTAAAAGTAGACGCAAGTTTACAAAGATAGGCGAACGCGAAGAAGAATTAGCACCCGGTGTTATTACAGTACAGGGTAGTAATGGTAAAGTGTATACTATCGATGATGGTAAGTGTTCGTGCCCAGGTTATACATTTAGGGGGAATTGCAAACATGTTAAACAAGTTGCTTAAAAATGTAATAGACATTGGAGTTTTACTCCTTATAGGCGTTGCATTAACATCATGTGCAAGTGGAGGAGGTAGTAGTGCCCTAGTTCAAGAGCAAGTAGCAACAACACCAACAACACCTGTACAACCATTTCAAACAATAGAACCATTTGAGTATACTTATGATACTATGCATGGTGACATAACTGTTACTTATAGTAGTGGTAACTACTTAGACGATTCTAACTTTGCAAAGACAGACAAATATAAAATAGCAGACTATGGTTTCTTTCAAATTACTACACAAGGTAGGCATGACGGGACAAGTAGAAATCCGCAGGAAGTACAAGACGCAGGACCTTTCCTGAATGCAGGTGTTATCCATAGAGCGGACTTGAACGGAGATGGTCACCAGGACTTTTATTACGAAGGGTTCTTTGAAGGTGATAGAGAAGATATGCCTCGTTCATACTTACATGCATTTCTTAATGATGGTAGTGGACACTTTGTTTATAGTCCGGAACTGTTTGCAAGTGGGTCAAGTCCATGTATTAACTATGGTGACCTAGACTTTAAAACAGATGCACAACACGAATGCGGTATGGTGCGACACTTACAAAGAAGTTTAGTTGCTGACTTTAATGGTGATGGCATTGATGACTTCATGAAGCCTAGTATTTTACATTTAAGCAATAACGGTGTAATAGAAAACAAAGGCCAAACTAATTTACCTAGTTGGATGTTTGCTGAGCACGGTGCATACAGTCATGACATAGTTGCTGGTGATTTAGACAACGACGGAGACTTAGATATATTTGGTGCTTGGACTCATAATGAGTTTGGGACTAATCATACTATGGGTGCAATTATAAATGATGGCACAGGTAATTTTACAGATACCAATTGGAACTTTTATAAGATGCCTTCTGCAAGTGATATGGGTGCAGATCATGTATTATGGAATACTACGGCCGCTATAGGTGACTTTGATAACGATGGACATGTTGATGTTTCTGTAGGCTGGGCAAACCCTAGTGAAGCAGAAGTATACGGATTTGCTGAAACATATAGCAATAGTGCTGGTGCAGTATTTTGGAACGATGGTAATATGGATTGGTCTAAACTATGGACTGAGTTACCTAGCAATTACTTTGGTGCTAATGGTATTGCTAATGATATGGAAACAATGGATATCAATGGTGATGGCTATTTAGATATTATACTAGCATCAACTAAAGTAGACCCTTACTATGACGGTAGAGTAATACAACTATTTCTCAACAATGGTAATGGTACGTTTACAGATGTATCAGAACAATACGGTTCTATTACAAAGTACAAAGATGGCTCAGGTGATTGGTGGAATGGTGAAGGGTCATTACATGTATTAGACTTTGACAACGATGGCGACTTAGATATAGTTGATAGTGTTAATGGAACGTATGTATTAATTAACAATGGCGGTTCGTTTGAATTGTATGACAACTTTCCTAATCAAGGAGACTGTGGTGGTTGTAGATATTATCCTATTGAGATAGACGGCAAATGGCAGTATGATTTCATAGGTTATACAGATGAACGAACAACAGACTCACAAACATCGACATTCTTTCAAGTATTAGATCCACCATTAATGCAAATGATGAACGACATAACTACTAAACCTACAGGGTATGTCAACACCATATTCGAATCAAAAAGCCTGTTAGACGACCTTAGAGTAAGTGTAAGAAGCGATAATGTGCTCTATAACCGTGTAGAAGGTGCTGAAATGTTAGGTGCTAGTTACGGAGACTTCTTTATTGCAGACTTTAATGGCGATATAGAAGGTGGTTTAGTTGGTTGGGATACTACTGCAGACGCTCTGCACCTCGGCTATTACTACGCGGATAGAACCATTAAAGCACAAAATGATACACTTTGGTATGGTACAGGAACAGCAGATGTTAAAGTAAAATCCTTTACTTCATTTATAGAACTTAATAAGGTATTCAATCCAAATCTATATGCCTCAGTAGGATATGGTATGACATACTCGAGAGTAAAAGGCTTTACTGAACATGGCAGTTCCTTTAATGTTAAAATAAATGGTTTCACAATGTTAGATGCTAATATCTTTGCAGATGTTACATATAATATACAAAGTACATTTGGAGCAACATTTTTAACATTAGGAATAGACTACCATACAACATTAGAAGACACAAAAGTAAAATTTGCTGATGGTCTTAAATATCAATTCCATAATGATCTAACAGTAGGTAAACTTATGTTTACACATAAGTGGAATAATATTTACTTTAGATTAAAAACTGATACAGAAGATCGTGTAACCAGTGAATTAGGTTTTACAATAAACCTTTAAGTTTTGGAATAGCAAATTCGTTTGCCCATCTCTCTTGGGATTCAGCACTTAGGTGATGACAATGATCATGCGTAGGATAGTTTATAGGATCTTCCATTATTTCAAAGTCCCATTGTAGTGCATCTGATATAGTTTTATCATCAGGCTGAGCAATTATATTTTCTTTTGGAATTATATTCCACTCATTATACATTTCGTCATGTGGTGCCCTGTTTATCTTTTCATGGTCATCGATACTGTGGCCTTCTTTCATTGCATGAGCCTGAGTAAAATTAAATGTATTGGGAGACATAACAAACTTAGTTCCAGACTTTTGTAGTTTAGATACAGCACTTTCTATAAGGTAATACTGTTTGTGTGCTTCTAAGTCGTCATCGTATAAATGTATATAGTAATCTCTAAATGCATAGAATTGTTTTTCACTCATATGATGTGGAAGCCATTCCCATTCTTCTATTGCTTCTTCATAAGTGCCCATTAAGTTACCAAAAGAAACAAGACCTGTAATGCTTTGTGAAATAATTGTGGGATCAAAGTCTGGTTCGTCTTTTGCAGGATGACAACGTTTATTGTCAAAGAAGTTATCTACATCATAATCTAATTGTTTTAAACCAAGTGTAGGATAATATCGTTTGCCTTTGTGGTTCCAGGTAACTCTACATGCTGTAGTCCAGTTTACAAGTACAATATCTGCTTTAAGAACGTCTACAGCATAATCTATTTGTAAACGTATGCCAAAGTTATCGCACCCTACTCGAGCAATATTATGATAGTCCCATCCAAAGTGTTTAGCAATGAAGTGACCATGATCCGTTTCCGGAAAACTAGGGTCTATACTGCTCCAACTACAACCACATACGACGAATTTCATAGTAGTATTTAGTTAAATAACATTATGCAAAAAGTTTATCTAGGCGACCAATACTATGCTGTAATACAACTACCATGGGAGGAAACCCCTAACTTAGACAGCATACAAGACGATCTAAGCAGTGGTAAGGCTAAACTGGCAATATGGTATCCTATGGAATCGATGTTTTATAATAACGATGATTTCATTATAAATGAAGCAAACGATCCTTATGAAACTAATCCCATATACAGAAAAGATCATCCAAAGATAGATAAGTTACTGTCTAAGTATAACATAGATGATTGGGTGTTATTAGATAATAATCCTTATAACGAGATTCTCTATCCTAATAAATGCATTTACATACCTAATTTTGCAAGGGATTCTGTAAATACCGCATCTAATCAATGGGAGTTTGTTAGACAACTACATGAACGAAAAGCAACATTCAGTAGTTTTAATCGCAGAACAACGGAAGTAAGGTTACAGATTGTTAATCATATTCGTCATAAAGATGCCATATGGAGTTGTGGACCATTACTAGATAATCAACCTACTCAATACAGTCATCTTCATAACCTGTTGCCTAAAACAGTTGATCAAGAATTTACAGCAATTGGCTCTGGCATGAAAACACCTACTTGGTTATATCAGAGTGCATACATTCATATTGTTAATGAGACTGATACATGGTATGACCCTAACTACCTTTTTATAACAGAAAAGACATATAACTGTTTTAACAGCAGAACACCATTTTTAATGGTAGGACAACCTTTTACACTTAAACATTTAAATGATGTAGGATTTAAAACGTTCTCAGAATACTGGGATGAAAGTTATGATGAAGAACTAAACACTACTAAACGTGCTAGTATGGTTTGCGACTTAATGGATAAAATAGAATCGAATTACTTAGATATGTTTAAAGATATGCAGGATATACTAGATCATAACTACAATCACTTAAGAACGTTTGACTACAGTTTAGATAGTAAGTTATCTACTTTTGGTTTTAAATAATTATTAAAGTAATGCTTCTGTGCTTGTGGGGATATGTGGTAACTTAATTTAGCACCTGGGTTCTTTGAATAGTCATGCCATCCTTTTAGTTCCTCATCATGCTCTCTTAACATACTAGCAACACCTTTAATTCGTTTGCGGCCTGGTATAAAATCTACTAACTTTTCCCAATAATGAGCATTTTCATTAATGTCCTGTAAGTAGAATAAAGTATTAGGACTCATTAAATAAGGTATATCGTTTACTTCTAAATCAAAAACAGCACTCTTAACTAAGTGAATTTGCTTTGCTAATTCTAATTTGCTATCATACCAATACAAATAATACTTTTTAAAACTGTTAAACATTTCTTCTGTTATAGGCAATCCTTGTTCGCCCATAGTTGAAGTTAGGAAATGGTCAAACCTATCCTCATCTAGCATTGTAGTGATACTATTAAATGCCATTGCAGGATTGCAATCAACTACATGATTTCTATTAACTAATTTGGTTGGATTTATACAGTAATCAAAGTTTTCAATAGTTAATGTTGGATTAAAGGATGCTTCAGGGTTATGATTCCATTCTATTCTTGTAGGAGTAGTCCAATTTATAATTATTAAGTCTGCTTCAGCAGTATCTATAGCAAAGTCGATTTGGTTTCTTATAACAAAATTACTAGCACCTACAGTTGCAAGGTTTAGATAAAAAGACTCTTGGTACTCTCTGGTTATGTATTCCGTAACCATAGAGCCAAACTCAGTGTTTGGTAGTGTTTCGTCTCTACTGCTCCAACTACAGCCGCATATTGCTACTTTCAACAGCATTCTCCAATAATGCTTTATGGATACTTTTCCTACATTCAGGACAATGACATATTCCTGCTGTAACCATAAGCCTTTCTATCGTTGTATTTATTAATAGTTTTTTAACATCTTCTTTTGGCATGTTTTGTACACATATCATGGTAACCACGTTCTCCTTGCTCTTTTTTGAACATATTCATATGCTACTTCTACTGCTTCTTGCCCTTCCGGTAGTTTAAAGAATGGTATCTTTAAATCTGCAAACTGCTTTAAAATAGCGTCATCGATATTTACACTTCCTTGCTCGTCTTGTGCTCTACCATTTTGTATAAACACATCAGGTCGTTCTAGCATAAAATTTAAGTTATCATATTTGTGATAACACTCTAATGCAAGTTGATCTATTAGGTCGCTGTATAAAGCACCATCATATAATTCTCTATAAATGCCACTTAATAGCACAGGTGAGTCTGTAATTATGTAATTAACTTTACCTGCTAGTCTAAGTATTTTTCTGTGCTGATGTGCTAACATGTATAACTGGTCTTTAAGCATAGGAACATTATCTTCCCACACACATTCTTTTGCAAACTCGTTAACGAGCTCAACATTGTAACCTGCCATATTCATCTTGTAATATAATCCTGCGGCCTTTGTGCTCTTGCCTGAGCCTGGGCCACCATAAAAATTAATTACTCTACTGTTCATTACTTATATCCTATTTGCATGAATCGTGTATAGGCAGGAGTTTCTAATGACCCGATATAAAGTATTTTACTTAACGGATACTTTTCCTGCATCTCTTTTATAGTGTAACACACATTAACATGCCCGTCAAACTCTTCTTTGTTATTTGTTTGCATAACTATAAGTTGGTTACTACCTGCTGTATCAAACCAATTATTGTCCATATGTTCGCAACTAGTGTTAATTACCATACCCGGTGATACTGCTATTAATTCACCGCCTGTTTCAAATTCCATATGATTAATATCTAATATACTTGCATCTGCAACAACACCTTTAAACTTCCAATCGTTTGCTACATGTTTTTGATTAAACTTTTCTGCCATTTCAATACTTTTAGCATCTATGTCTATACCATATACACGGTCTATAGGAATACTTTTTAATAATGGCTCAACTAAACTGCCTATCCAACAACCTAGTAGTGCTACTGTTGGTTTTGAATCCAGCATAGTATAATGATATAGTTTGTCTAATAACCAACTTTTACTTGCTAGTTGCCCCTTACTAAAAGCATCACGTGGATATCTACTATCCATTATTGCTCGTTCAAAGTAACTAGGTGGTATTTTCATAAACCCATTGTCTATGTATACTTCTACATCATTCCAAGAGTCTAATTTTATTGATTCCATTGTTCTTCTAACCAGGCATAGTCGTTAATTTTATTTAACTGTTCTAAATTATCCTTGTTTGCAAGTGCAAACTGGTTCCCCTCTAGTGCTCCTTTTACTGCATCAGCAGTAAAGTCCTCTTCGCCCCTAGTGTTAAGCCAAGTGTCTAGTCGACCTTGACTCTCTGCATCTCCATTAAGTGTGAGTTTCACACACTCTCTGAATGCACTCCTCCAAGTGCTAAATGCATCTGTGTTAAATTTAGTAACACAACTGACCTCTGGCATAGACTTGAATCTATTGCTAAGGCCAGTCGTGAAATCAATCCCCCAAGTGTTTGCGTCTTTAACCATTTCCGTTGGAAACAGTTTGACTCCTCCATAACCGTATTCCAATCCATTGATTGGATTACTACTTGCCCATACATGGACAACTTCTTCATCATATACATCTGGTATATAATTAAATTCAAAAGTATCTGTAACTTCTGCGTCAGCATCTACTACCCAGAACATTTTAGTATTACATTTTTCAGCACAGGCTTTGTGTGCCTCAAATATACCTTCTACTCCTCTTACATGCGTTACTTCTAACCCTTTTTGTTCTAGTATTGCAATGTGTTGTTCTACTCTCAGTAGGTCTTCTTTGTAACTAAGTACAAAAACTTCGTTCGGAACTGATACTGATCCTGGTTCTTTAACGTATTTTAAATTTCTAAACTTGTTCTGTCTAAGTGTGTCTGATGTTAAATTCGAATAGTCTGCTTCCGTGGGCCAGAGACGTAATCCTCCATACGCATGAACTTTTGTTGTTCTAGGATTCGTTTTCTGCCAAGTATGGATTTTGGTTATATCCAATATGTCAGGCATGAATCCACTATCAAGCACCTCTTGATTCACTTTGATATCTGGGTCTGTAGTCCAAACAAAGGGTGTGTCTATATCCTTTATTGCGTTTACAAACTCACTACGTTCTAAACTTTGCAAGTGAATAACTGGCCATTTAGGCATCAGGCTTGCTATAGTATTTATTTGTTTTAAGTGTTCAAAACTGTTGTTTGCTATCTCTTTGTTTGTATATTCTTTAACTAGTGCAGACTTTGGTATTAATCTAACGTTTTTAAATTCGTTATTCTCATCTGCAAACACATGGACATACTTTGTTTCTTCTTTCGTAGGGTAGTGTTCAAAATTGAAGTCCTCATGTAGCATTGTAAAAGCATCAACTACCCAGAACATATCTCTTGTTGTTTGGCCTGCTAGACGCACATAGGCTCCGTATAAGCCGTCTTTGTAATCATCTGGCTGTATATGATATACTGGATATTGATTAACTAAGTCTACTATTGGCCATTTTGGTCTATAACTTGCAATAGTATTCATTTGTTTTAAATTTTTAAATGTATTATTTGCTATCTCTTTATCAGTGTACTCGTTATCTATAAATGTTTGCTTTGGTATTAATCTAATATTATTGTAGTTTCCATCTTCGTCTGCAAACACATGAACATTGTTTTTGTCCCATTGCGTAGGGTAAACATCGAACTTAAAGTCCTCATGTATATTAGTAAAAGCATCAACTACCCAGAACATATCAGTGGTTGACTGGCTACTTAGACGCACATAGACGTCGTTTAAGCCGTCTTTGTAGTCCTCAGGCTGTAAGTGATGTACTGGATATTCCATTTGCTTACATGCAGGCTCGCGTATGTACTTAGGCCGTCCTGTTGTCTGTGCTACTTTAGGACATAACTGTATACCTGCATAATCGTACTGTCTGCCAGTGATTGGGTGCAATTTTTGCCATACATGAGTCTTACCATGATCCCAAATCTTAGGAACAAATGTAAAGTCAAATGTATCTAATACTTCTATATCAGATGCAACTACCCAGAACCAAGATGATGTTGATTCCTGTCTACCTTTCTCTTCTGTATCAAATACAGGAAACGTCAACTGCTCTCCAAAAGGCGTAGTGTCGTGGATATTAAGTTCTGCATCTACGTTAGTAGTTGGAACCCAATACACACCGCCCATCTCTTTTGGATACTTATGCTCTAGTTGTCCACTTACTTGATATACATGTACTTGATCTTTCTCATTGTTGTTCTGCCATGGCACAAAGTCAAAGTCTATATCGTCTAGTATATATTCCTCATCTACTAACCAGCAATCTTCTGTTACTGCACTAAAGTCTGTAGGATTAGTTACCCTAAGTATAGGATATGTTTTAGCATTTATAACTAAAGGCTCTGTGTGTATTACTTTTTCTTCTGTTGGCTCTTGAGGATACCAATACAGGCCACCCATCTCTTGAGGGTACTTGTTTGTTAATTGATTGTGTATGTGGAATACGTGAACTTTATCTGTATCAAATGAATCAGGTGCCCACTTAATGCTTTCGTCTATTCTATAAGAACTATCTGCTACCCAACAACTGTGATCCTTGTTAGGATTAACTGAAGAATCATCTTGGTAGTATATCGGATACTCTGGTATAGCATTTAGCATTTCACTATGTATAACTATATCACCATTCCAGTCGACTGGTACCCATCTAAGGCCACCCATGCTTTCAGGATACTTATGTCTAAGTTGATCTCCTACATGGAATGTGTGAATACAGTTCTGTTGGAACAATGGCGGTGTCCATTCTATCTTTTGATTTAATTCGTATTCGCTGTCTACAATCCAACAGTCCTGGAATACTTCAGTATACTCGTCTACGTTGTCTACTTTTACAACTGGGTAACTTCTATCGCTTGTTGGGTTTACAGCAACGTATTTAATTGTGTCTGTGTTAAAGTTCTTAGGAACAAGTTTTACACCTCCACATCTGTTGTCGCTTATATTTGTAATACCTCGAGGATACTTATGCTCTAATTGATTTGGTATTTTNAATACTTGTATTGTTTTTTGATCNTGCCTGCTAGGAACATACTTAAACACATCATTNAGTTCGTGTTCGCTATCTACTAACCAAAACATTTTAGTTCTGCTTTTTCTAGCAGGTGAGTCATAGTCGTTTATATTATCTGTATAAAATATATCGTATCTAACAGGTACTACATCGTCTTGGTATTTGTGCTTAGTTATATCAAAGTCTTTATGCATAAGTCTTATGCCACCACAACGATTATCCCATGCGTCTGTATATTCTGGTGGATATCTTTCTTCTAAGTGTCCTGGTAATTTAAATACATGTATAAACTCTCTTTCGTGTATCGCAGGAACAAATAATAATTTTCCGTTAAATGTAAATTCTCGATCTACAATCCAAAACCAATCTGTTTTGCTTCTGTCCGCATACTCACTGTATGTTTCTGCTGTAAATTCATCATCGTCGATATAAAACACATCATAACTTTCGTCTTCAATAGGACATGCTGGGTGTATTTTAATTTCTGCATCTTTCCATTTCTTAGGAACTAGTCTAATGCCTCCCATTGCCATAGGATATTTTTCTTGCAATTGGTATGGCATTCTAAACACATGAGTCATGTTGTCTTCAAAAGGACTTGGTACCCAATCAAATGTTTTTAAATTTACGTTGTGGCCAGCATCAACAAGCCAAACGTAATCATCATTGAATGTATTTCTTTGTCTATAATTATCTACATCAGTAACTAACATTACAGGATATGTTAATTTTATATCTAAGAACTTATGGTACTTAGTGTATGCATCTTTCCAATCTCTAGGATACAGTTTGATGCCACCTTCTTCAGCAGGATATTTGTGTTCTAGTTGTCCTCGTAAATGGAAACTATGTATAAAGTCTGGTTCAAAGTTATCAGGTGCCCAATTAATATCTGAATCTAATTTGTATTCTTTATCTACACACCAAACATGACTAGCATAAGGATTATTATCAAAATACTTTGCTGGAGTTTTAGTGTGCAATGTGTCAAATGACTTTTTGCAAACAATCTTGTTTACTTCTTTTAAACCTTGAAAGAACCTATTAGGCTTCAGTCTTAATCCACCGTAGTTCTTTGAATCCCATTTCCATACATGCTCGTATACAGTATCATAGTCCTCTGGTCTATAACTAAACACATCATAGTCTACTATTTCTATGTTAGGCTCTATTAGCCAATACATTTTAGTTTTAGATGTGATATCGTCGACGGACTCGACTTGTTTTGCAAATGGTATTACTTCTTTAAGGTTAGTGTTACTACCTATGTAAAATACGTCAAACATATATTAATCGTTTGTGTGTACTGTTACGCCGTAATGCTTCTCGAATGCCTGTGCGTCTGCAACATCATTGACTATTGGTTGGCCTTTGATGTTTAGACTTGTGTTTACTAGCATGGGACAGCCTGTGGCTTTATTGTACTCACTGAGCAACTTATACAATCCTGGATGCTGTTTTTGATTAACAGTTTGAACTCTACTAGTTCCATCCTCATGTATAATTGCAGGAAACTCCTCTGGTTTTTTGCACTTTGCAACGAATTGCATATATGGTGCATTGGTTATTCCTCCCGGCATGTCAAAATATTCATGGACATGCTTCTCTAGTATCATTGGTGCAAATGGTCTAAACTTTTGACGATTCTTAATCGTGTTCATTTTGTCTTTGACTTTTGGTCCTCTAGGATCAGCAACAAGTGATCTGTTGCCTAATGCCCTTGGTCCAAACTCCGCTCTGCCATTTGCTATTCCAAAAAGTTCCCCTTTCTTTAAACTTGCTAATGCTTTCTTTACTGGATATGCGCCTTCTATGTTGTGCCCTAAGTATGGCCCATTCCAATTAACTTTCTTTCCTGTTGTGTTATACAGATGTAATGCGGCCGCTCCTAGACTGCTACCTGCATCTCCTGGATTTGGCATTATGTGTATGTTCTTATACCCTAACTCAAATAGTCTGCTGTTTGCTACACAATTAAGTGCAACTCCGCCCATGCATACTATGTTCTCACTTCCAGTAATCTCTCTGGCATATTCGGCAAACGAGAGTATTCTTTTCTCTACTTGGTCTTGAGCCGCGTATGCAATAGTAAAGTCATCATACTCTTTGTATAGACTAGGGTCCATACCACGTTGTAGATTACCACTACCTCTAATGCTTTGTCTGTTAGATATCCAAGCATGATGAAAAAAGAAATGATCTTTGCCCATCTTCCTGCTTAACCTTTTACCCTCTATTGGGTCACCATAAGCGGCCATACCCATTAAGATGTATTCATCTTCCATAGGTTTAAGTCCAACTCTGTGTGTAACTGCTGAATAAAACAATCCTAAACTACTAGGGAACCATACACTATGCAACTTTTTTAATTGTCCTTTTTTCCACTGCCAGATAGTTGCTGTATCAAATTCGCCTATTGCGTCTATTACCATAACTGCACATTCATCGTACCCACTGGTTAAAACACCAGCGGCCGCATGTGTTTCATGGTGCCAATATTCTTTAGTAGGAATATTTTTTAGTTGAGGATAATAATTCTTAATCCATTTTCTTTGTGATGGTTCTCGTAATGCATTAAAGTTTCTTCCGTATAGATTACGCAAACGTTTTGCCCAATCTTTTTCATGGAAAACTATTTGATCCGGAGTGCCATGTTCTAAGGCCGCATTAATAAGACCATTATTTAAAAAAGGATCGTTCTTTTCTTTACTATAACGTTCTGAATGGCTAGCGAATACAATTTCATCTCCATCGAGGAGAGTTACTGCCGCATCGTGAAACCCTGAACTTATACCTAAAATCTTACTCATCTGTATATGAAGGGATCCTTTTTCCTTAATTCTTTAATCTTTTCTTTTAACTTTGCTTCTTCATCGTCAGTTAAACGTAGATCTTCGCCCTCTTCGCCAATGCCTTCATTGCCGTCGCTATTAAGTTCTGTCATATCTTTTTGTTTCTTTTTAAAGTCTTTATCTGACATTGTTGCTCCTTGTGTAATGCTGTACTAGTTTAGCACACATAGATTCATGTATTGCTGGATCTACTGCATGTTTAGTATTGCTCCAGCCTTCAGTGTATTCGTTCATTGCGTCTTCGATTAAAGAAGTGTTATGCAAATAATACTTATCTTTATTAATTTGTTTCCATAATGGAGACTGGTTGTTGTCATTTATAGAATTAAACATATTGCAGTACAGATAATCTATATTGTTATTTTCTAAATATATCTGCAGTAAATATTGGCATAATATAGTTTCATGCACACCATTACTAAAGTCTGCTAAATGTAAGTCTGCATATCTATAAAATTTCTGTAAGTCAGCATTATTGCTTTGTTTATCTAATGTATAGTCTTGACGCTCTCCATCAAAACTAAATTCAAATCTTTCATGTGTTGACCAACCAATTAACACAAAGTTAGGTTTACCGTGTTCTTCTATATGTTCTATTGTTGTTCTTAGAATTCGCTTGTTACTACCGCCTGGATGTGATAAATTAATGTGTTCTGTATCTAAATGCTTTGCAAATAATTCTGCTACAGATGTAGTGCTTTCAGAGCCAGCCATATGACTGCAACCATTTACTAAGAGCATTCTTTAAACTTCCTTTCTAACACTTCAGCCATTTTCAATTGGCCTCGAGGAGAGAAATGATTATAATGATCATGCTGTTCCGGAGGTAAGTCTCTGTTTTCACCCTGTACATAGTCATCCATGCTATGTGCAAAATGTTGTAAACAGTTAAATATTTCGCCATTGTACTCGAACGAATAACAATCATCTTCGTAATCTGCTGTATGATGGAAACAATGATAATTTTGGTGACTTGTTATATTATACCGTCTCATATATAAGGCCCAGGCATCTTTAATAGTTGTAAATTGTCTTTGGGCCTCTCCTGTTGTTTGGCCCCATGGTTTTAAATAAAGCCAGTAAAGTTCAATTGCTTGTCTTACTCTCTGGTCAAATCTTTCATCATCTTTTATCATCGGACTATCTGGTCCTGGTAGTGACATTTCACCTGGATGTAGGGTGTCTTCGAAGTCAGGTCTTGATCCTTCAATTATCATACTTTTAGATCTAACTATTTGTCTTGTTTCATCGCTCCAACAAAATACAAAATGTGTTTCATTTATATACTCTTGGCTTTTTGATGCGAGCCACTCTCTGAATTCATGTATCATCCAATTAGGACCATGTGCAGGAGTTCCGTTGTGAACTATTTGTAAATTATGTTTCTCTGCAAACATATCCATGTAACTAGGTGTTGGTGGATAAAAATCTGTATCAGTTCCATTAGATATTTTTCTAGATACTGTATCAAAACAGTAACTATCACCAAAGAATGCTACTTTATCTATTGGCATTGTACATCAACCTATGTAGTTCAGGCAATGACTCCTCCATGGAATCGCCACGTTGTTTGTCTAACATTTCTGTGTATTTTCCAAATGTAAGCAATTCTTGTCTCCAATTTTCTTTACGGTTTTCTTTTAATGCTTTTATAGTTGCATTTATGCTTTGTACGTTTTCAGGCCTATTTGCTAGTACCTTGCTTTGTTTAAGCCATTGTTCTAATCTACCTGCGGCAACTTCTCTTACTTGCTCAGGACAATTTCTAAAGTCTAAACTTGTAGGGTAATCACATATTAGGAATGTTACAAACACTTCTCTGCCGTAATCTAACTCTAGGCTTTCTATAAAGTCTAGTAATTTTGTAATGGTTAACACATTATAAATTTGTATAACAGGACTAAACAGTACAGTACCAATAACATCACTAGCACAATACTTTCTCAAGTTCTTTTCTACTTGTTTCCAATGACTTGCTCCTCTGATGTATTCGTTTTCATGTCCATAAGCATCTACACTTACACACATTAATACATTTTTAAACTGCTCTATAAGATTTAAAAAACGAGGTTGTATATTTGTCATATTGCTGTTAAATACTAAATCTATATTTTTAGCAATACCCATTTCAACACACTTTTCCATTATCCAATATACACGTTCAATTATAGTTGGCTCACCACCTGTAAAATAAAGTTTTACAACACCTGGTAACCACTCTTCTACTTGACGTAAAAAGTTTGGATCATCTTCCCAATTGGTTAAGTTGTCAACAAACTGACCCCAAGTAAAGTTGTCTTTAATAAACTGTGCTCCACTTGGATCAGCGGCTTCTATCTTTTTATATTCCTTTTGTATTTGTGAACTATTTTGAGGTTGACACATTCTACACTTCAGGTTACACATATTACCAAGTCTAAAGTCCAAATACATTGGTGCTTCTGGCACCATGTAATCGTTGTCTATACTTCGTTCTATAATGTCTTGTATCTCTTCCCCTTTGTCACTATACTCAAACCAATCTCTGATATAGTTAGTCCTATAACTAGGAAATCCCATATCCTCTAAATCATAGCAATGCTCACAACCTTTTACCACGTCGCCTTCTATCATTTGCTTACGGATTTTACGCATATGATTGCTATTCCAGACATCTTC